GTGCTGAAGACGCTCACGCTCACGCGCGTGTACGCGAGCCCCGAACTGCTGTTCCAGACCAACGTGTACGGCATCAGCTGTGGCGGCGCCGCCGTGGCGAACCTGAACGGCTTGTACGGCTTCTGCGTCGGCAACACCACGATCCAGGGCGGCGTCTATATCGGCGGCATGCGCAACATCCAGAGTGCGCAGAACCTGTACGGCTGGACGAAGATCACTGGCACGACCGGGCGGTATGCCGTGGCGTTCAACCAGTGCGCGAGCATGAACGGCTCGCTGCCCGTGACCGTCACGAACGTCCAGTGCATCGGCGGCCCATTCCAGCTGCAGTCGTCGAAGCTGATCAACGTCAACGGCGTCAAGCACTCCGATCAGGTCGGCGGGGTCGCTGCGAAGACAGCGACCAGCGCGACGTTCGGCATTTATCTGGTCGGCAGCTCGAACTGCGTCGTCTACAACGTCTCGCTGTTGAGTGGTGGCGCGGCGTGCGGCAACCATCTGACGTACATCGACATCGCCTGCTACAACTGCGTCGTCTACAACGTCAACTACGACTGCCAGAATAACTCGAACTCGTCGGGCTCGATCAGCGGCACGGGGTCGTTCTACACGAACGTCAACACGCCGAACTCGAAGTCGCTGGTACCGTACACCACGGGCCTGCCTTCGATCCGCTGGTGCAATGTAACTGGCACCTCGCTGAGCACGAACGTGCTGCAGGGCGGTCAGCTCGAGTTCGTACAGGTCAGCGGCGGCAGCAGCGCGTCTACGAACACGAGCAACGCGTCCGACTACTCGCCGCACAACACCTTCGTGCTCAGCGGGCTTGCCACCGGCTCGCTCGCTATCGGCCCCTACAGCGCGCCGAACGTGAGCGGGCTCGCGCAGGTTGTGTCAGGCACTCAGGGCACGGATTTCTACTACTCGGCCCAGGGCTTGAACTGCCCCGGCATCTGCCAGGTCATCTTCACGAGCCGTTGGCGCCATCGCGGCATCACGAACTTCACCGGCGCAGTCGTCACGAGCAGCACGGTGAGCTGGAGCGGCGGCACGGTCGAGTTCCGCATGCGCCGACCGAATGGTACGTGGACGTCGTGGTACGACGCCAGCACCGCGGCGAACTACCAGACCGCACTCAGCAGTCTGACCGGCTACACCTCGAACGAGGGCTTCGAGCTGCAGACGCGCGTCACGACCACCACCTCGGTGTCGGGGCGCTCGTTCTGGTACTACCGCGTGTCGTGCAACACCGACTCGAGCTTCACCGCGCCGGAGATCGGCTTCGTGAGCGTGAACCCCACCACGATGGTGGCGAACTCGACCGCGGCCCTCTATGACGGCAGCACGCTGGTGAACGTGCAGCAGGTCAGTGGCACGAGCTACAACTTCGAGTTCCCGTACAACTTCGACGGCAACTACAAGAACTTCAAGCTGGTGATCCGCAAGGCGGGCTACGGTGAGATCGTGCTCAACGGCCAGGTGCACCAGATCGGCTTGACCCAGCCGATCTCGCAGACCCAGTACGTCTCTGTCGATGAATCGGTCGCCTCAGCGCTGACCGGCATTGCGGTGGACGGCAGCGCCAAGACGATCACGGTCACGCAGAACCATACGCTCGGGGAGATCTACAACTACTGCCAGTGGTGGGCGGCACAAACCTCCAACATCGGCTACGTGGTGCCGATCATCACGACGGACGGCACGAACTTGTCGTCGACCTACCAGCTGATCATCAGCGGCTGCACGGTCAACACCACCAGCGGCAAGACGTTCACGACCACGCAAGCCGTGACGCTGTCGAGCGGCGGTGTCGGCAACTTCCTGTACACCGCGTCGAACGGTTCATCGGCCAACCTGGTCCTGACCAACGTGCCCTCCGGCGCGACGGTGCTGGTCAAGGACAACAGCGGCGCGACCAGCGCACTGACGACCAACTTCACCAGCGGCACGTACAGCCAGTTCATCCCGGCCGGCGCGTCGGGCACCTGGACGTGGAAGGTCGCACTGTACGGCTACCTGGCCGGCTCGGGCAGCTTCACACCTAGCTCGGGCGGCGCGCAGTCGGCGATCGTGTCGCTCGCAACGGATACGGGCATCACGCAGGCCACGGTGGCGACCGTGGCCGCGTACACCACGCTCAACACGCTCGACCAGCGCTACGACTACTGCGCGTACTACGAGACCACTGCCGCAGGTGTTGTGTACTCGCGCCTTGGTGTGAAGTCGGGCAGCGTGCTCGACTGGGGCTCGAAGAACATCGTCAACGACGCCACGGCCGGTTCGGTGTTCGCCTGGAACGGCACCACGACGATCACGATCAAGACCAACGCACCGGCGAATGTCGGCACCACGTTCACCGAGTCGAAAACGACCGGCACGGTGTCGTTCGCCAACGGCGCGAGCGTGGCAGTGGGCGCGATCTACACCGACTCGGCAGGTCGGCACGTGTTCGTGACCGCGCCGAACCTGATCGACGGCACGCGCGTGCAGCTGTGGAACAGCACCGACAGCACCGAGGTCGACAACAGCGTCGTGTCAGGCGGTGCGGGTTACGCCATCCAACTCATCTACAGCGCCAACAAGAGCTACCGCCTGCACGCCACGTACTGCAGCGGCACGACGGCGAAGCTGCCGCTCGAAGAGGTCGGCACCTTCAACACGAACGGGCTGCAGTTCGCCTCGGTGCAGACGACGGACACGGTGTACGCGGCCAACGGCATCGACGGCTCGACGGTGACGGAGTTCACAGCTGACTTCCCGCACATCCAGGTCGACATCGGCAGCGGCTCGACCACGACTGCGCAGCGGCTCTACGCGTGGCTGGTGTACGAGCAGACCACCAGCTCGGGCGTGCAGAACTTCTTCGACGCCATCACCGCGTACGACGCGGTGAATTACACGATCAACGCGTCGCTGGTGAATCTGCAGCTCAACAACATCACCGCCACGCCCGTGAAGATCAGTGGTGGGTACGTCGCGCGCAGCGACGGCGCCACCATCATCGCGTCGACTTCGGGGTCGATCCAGATCGACCCGGCGAAGGCCTACATCGCAGGCTTGACTGCTCCCATCGTGTTGAACCCCGGCGAGCGGCTTCTCACGACTTCCAACGGCTCTCTCTACGCTCGCTAACCATGAACACCACCTCCGACGTCCTCACCCATCCCGCGTTCACGGGCCTGCTCGCCGTCATCGTCGCCGGCGTTGGCTGGTGGGTGAAAAACATGTGGCAGATGATCCAGAGCCTGCAGTCGCAGGTCACGGACCTCAATATCAAGCTCGCCGAGAACTACGTGCCGCGCCAGGAGCTGGAAGCGCGACTCGGCCGGATCCTCGATCTGCTCGAGAGCATCCGAAGCACGCAACTGAAAAGCACTGGGGGTTGACGATGGAAGCCATCAAGCAGCGGTTGATGCAGATGCTGACCGAGAAGGACAACCAGACGTTCTGCGTGCTGCGTGTGCTCGCGCTGCTGGCAGTTCCGGCGGGGATCTTCTTCGCCGGCTACGACCTGATCGTGCTGCATACGCACTTCGACTTTCAGCAGTACGGCCTCGGTGCCGGCGGCCTGTTCACTGGCGTGGGTGCAGCGCTGAAGCTCAAGCCGGAGAGCGCTTCATGAGCTACGGCCTCGTCGCGCTGCCGGAAGCACTGCAGGCCTTCGAGCCTGCAGTGCGCAAGGCCGCGCGCTACTACGCGTGCTTCACGAACATGGCCGCCGAGGATCTCGCGCAGGAGGCACGCCTGGCGCTGTGGCTCGCGCGCGAGAAGCTCGAGGCATGTGAGGACGAGGCACATCGCAAGCGCTTCGCGGCGCTGCGCATCCGCGGTGCGATCGTCGACGCCCTGCGCCGCGACAGCTGGTGCGGCCGCCGCGATGAAGACCACTACATGGCGGCGATGGAAGAGCTGCCGGAGGTCGCCGATGACGACGATGCGTCTTCGGAGGTCGAGCGCCGTGAACTGCTGCGCACCGTCGAACGACGTCTTACCGACGCGGACCGCGCACTGATCGCCAAGATCTTCGACGGCCGCCCGTTTCGTCAGATCGCGGACGAGGAGGCTGTCACCCTCGCGCGCGTGTCGCAACGCTTCACCTCGCTCTGCGATCGCGTGAAGTCCTTCGTGAGGGTCGCATGCAACTGAGTCCACATTTCTCCCTGGAAGAGTTCGTCGCCACGCAGCATCGCGGCGTGGACAACTCGCTGCCCGGCGACCTGTTCGCTACGGCCAAGGCCACGTGCGAGATGCTCGAGCGTATCCGAGCGTTTCTGAGCGAGAAGGCGGGCAAAGAGGTCCCGCTGATCATCACCAGCGGCTACCGGTGTGAGCAGCTCAACCGCATGGTGGGCTCGCAGCCGACGTCGGACCATCCGAAGGCCATGGCCGTGGACTGGATCGCACCGTCGTTCGGCAGCCCGTACAAGCTCGCTGCGACACTCGTGCCGGCGGTCGACGATCTCGGTATCGGCCAGCTAATTCATGAATTCGGCAGCTGGGTGCACACCTCCACCCGTACGCCCGACAAGCTCGTCAACCGCATCATCACGATCGGCTCGACGGGCACCTTCGTAGGAGTGCTGCCCGCATGAACCGTCTGCTCATTGAATGCGTCATCGTGTTCCTCGCCATCTTCGGCTACACGTACACCGTGTTCGATTTTGGCGAGAGCCACCAGCGCGGCAAGGACGCGATCGCCGCAGAGAAGCTGAAGCAGGAGTACGACGAGAAGGTCAAGCAGGTCCAGGGCGTGGCGGACCAGGCTTCGCTCGAACACGCCACCACCATCAACAAACTCTCTCGCCAGCTAGGAGATGCCCGTGCACAAATTGCTTCGCTCACCACTGGTCGTGCTTGCTTGTCTGCTGACGCTGTCGGCGTGCTCAACGCTATCGGCGCCGGAGCCGGTATGCAAACCACTGCCAGCCGACCTGCGGGTGCGGCCTCAGCCGTTGCCACCGATCGCGACGTCGGGGACGCCCTCGCCGTCTGCCGCAGCGAGTACGCCAAGGTGAGCGACCAGCTCAACAAGATCCTCGACGTCGAAGACAAGCGTAGCGGCCCGGTGCCCGCTGCGAAATGAATCAGCGGTAGCCCTCGGTGCACCACACCCCGAGGGCACGGTTAGTGGGAGGTACGACCGCTGTGCGGGGTGATTCCTCGTTATCCAACCTCCCACCGCGCCCCGGGGAGGGACCTTGCCCCGGCCCCGGGGCGCACCTTTTGATCGAAGTTCGATCTACGTTAGACTTCAGTATTCACCGATAGGAGCCTTCCATGGCAAATGCTCTCTACGACTACGGCCGCCAGCGTTTCCTGGAAGGGTCGTTCAACTGGCTCACCGATACCGTGAAGGCGATCCTCGTCGACGCGGGCTCGTACACGGTGAACCTGTCCACCCACCAGTACCTCTCGGACGTGTCGAGCGGAGCCCGCGTCACCACGCCGGTGACGCTGACCTCGAAGACCACGACCAGCGGTGCGGCCGATGCAGCGGACGTGACCTTCAGCGCAGTGAGCGGTCCGTCGATCGAGGCGATCATCCTGTACAAGGACACCGGCGTCGAAGCGACCAGCCCGCTGATCGCCTACATCGACACGGCCACCGGCTTGCCGATCACGCCGAACGGCGGCGACATCATCGTGACCTGGGACAACGGTCCGAACAAGATCTTCAAGCTCTGATCGGCGTCGGGAGTAGCCCATGACCGTCACCGTCCTCACCGAAGCGTCCGCCAGCGCGCCGTCACTCACCGGTACGGCGGGCTCGCTCATCAGCGTGCTCGACTACTGCCTGGTGACGACGCTTGGCTGGACGAAGCCGTACTCCGGTACCAACCTGGCTGCGTACAAGGCCCCGGCGGGGTCGAACGGTTTCTACCTGTACGTGGACGACTCGACCGGCCAGAACGCTCGCGTCCGCGGCTACGAGGCGATGACGTCGATCAGCGCGGGCACGAACCCGTTCCCGACCGACACGCAGGTCTCCGGCGGCCTCTACGTCTACAAGTCGAATGCCAGCACGTCGGCGATACGGCAGTGGACCTTCGTGTCCAACGGGAAGATGTTCTACTTCCTGCGCGACATCACCGGCAACGGTCGGTCATCGTCGTCCTCGGACTGGCAAGTGCTCGCCTTCGGCGACCTGATGTCGTACAAGAGTGGTGACTCGTACGGCACGATCATCATCTCGGAAGCCACGGCAAGCCAGACGACCACGAGCGGCGTCTTCTGCTCGAGCACTGGCAACTACGTCAGTGCAATCTCGGCCGCCAGTGGTACCGGGCACTACATCGCCCGAGCGCATACGCAGATCGGCACGTCTACCCCCGCGGGCAAGTACGCAGAGTGGGGCGGCGGCGGTCAGAACTCCTCGCCGGCAATCGGCAACGGCGGCCTGACGTACCCATCTGCCGTTGATGGGCAAATGCACCTATCACCGCTCTGGGCGATCGAGAACGCCGGCGTGGGCAAGCGCGGACTGATCCCAGGCATCTGGGTGCCGCTGCACGCCATCTCGAACTTCACCGGCGGCGACACGTTCACCGGGGCGGGAGCACTCGCCGGGCGCACGTTCCTGATCGCCCGCACGAACGGCTGGAGCTACGGCTTCATGATCGAGACCTCGGACACCTGGGGTACCTGATGGCAGACCTCGGCACGATCACCTGTCGCACCGCGGTGTGGCCGCTACGGCGCAGCGATCTGCCATTGTCGAGCGCCCAGGCCGGGGCCGTGCACGGCGTCTCCACCCTCAAGAAGGTTTTCTACCACCTGGTGCCGTTCTGGGCCTCCAGCGGTCTGCCTCTGGCCGCTGGGGTCAGCGGCACGATCAGCGGCGTGGTCACAGATGGCGGCACGCCGGTGTCACGTTGCGTAGTGCGGCTGTACTATCGAGCGACGGGCGCCTACGTTCGCTCCACTTTCACCGACAGCTCAGGTGCGTTCAGCTTCACCGGGCTTGACACGGCCGACACCAAGGCCTTCTTCTGCATCGCCTTCGACCCTGAAGGCGGCACCCAGTACAACGCCATCATCTTCGATAGGCTGACCGCTACGTAGGAGGCGCCGTGAGCTACGCGCCGCCGGGCGGGTCAGGTGTTCCGTTCAACTTCACCGGCGCGTACACACCGCCGGGCGGTGGAGCGGTCAATGGCGACTTCACGTCGCTGCCCGACGTTGCGTACGTCAATGGTGCAGGCTTCGACGCGTCGAACTTCGGCACGGCCTCGTGTGGCAACGTGTCGCCCAACGTCGCACCCTCCGGCTCGGTGCAGGATGCGTTCGGCACCGCGACCCTAGCGAACAAAGCGCGCGTCCTGACGGTCCAGTGGCCGGACTATGCGCTGATCGGAGCCGCACGCGTCTCGAACGTCCAGACGATCACCGCGACGGGGCTCAACCCCACGGTGTTCGGCACGATCTACGACGTCGTGCTGGGCTACTACAGCCCGCCGTTCGGCAGCTCCGTACCGTTCAACTTCGTCGGCGCCTACAGCCCACCGCTGGGCAACGCGCTGCCGATGGACTTCCAGAACACGCACGTGTTCCGGCAGCTGGTCCCGAGCGGCATCAACACCGGTGCCTTCGGCGGCGCCACGGTCTACAACGTCGCGCAGGGCATCACGGGGCAGGGGCTCGCCTCGTTCAGCGCGGGCACGCCGACGATCTACAACGCCGAGCAGGCGGTTGTTGCGACTGGCATTGGGCCCGGCAGCGTCGGCACGCAGTTCATCTGGCTGAAGACCCGGTGGATCACCGCGCCTGGCATCGGCTCGTTTGCCAGTGGCACGGCGGACGTCGAGAACTGGCGCCGGTACATCACCCCGAACGGCCTGTTGTCCCAGGTCTTCGGTACGGCACAGTTCCCCTGGTTCTCGATCGAGCCTAGCGGCATCTCGCCCGGCTCGATGGGCACGCTCAAGGTCGACCCGCGGATCCTGTACGCACAGGGCTTCTCCAGCGTGGCTTGGGGCGGCCCGAGTGTGCAGCCGAACCCGCACCCCAGCGGCTTCGACTCGGCGCTGTTCGGCACGGCCTACGTCCACGACTCGAAGCAGTACGTGGATGTCGGCGGATTCGATGCGTCGGATGTGCCTCAGCCCACCGCGACGCTCATGCGGACGTACCTGTACCCGCCGTCGCTGGTGGAGTCGGGGATCTTCGGCGACGTCGCGGTCAAGAACTACAACCAGTACATCCTCGCCGAAGGGGTTGCCCCGGGCCTGGTGACGCCCTGGGCGGACGTCGAGAACCGCAACTGGTACACACTGCCGTACGGCATCGCCCCGGGCAGCTTCGGCGACGGCGACGCAATCGCCAACGTCAGCCCGAACCTGACGCCGTACGGCATCGGGCCGGAGACCTTCGGTCCTGAGACCGACGTCGGCTTCCACATCAAGTACGTCTACCCGACGCAGATCGCGCCGGGTGTCGTCGGCTCGGGTGCATCGATCGTCAACCTGGCGCAGGGCATTGCCCCGCCAGGGATTGCGGCGGTCGCGGATCCGCACCTGGGCTTCATCGCGCCGGCCGTCCGCGAGCTGCGCGACGTCGGCGGCACGGACACCTCGAGCTTCAGCCCGTCCACGTGGGTGTCGCTGTACCGGCGCACGTTCACGAACATCGGCGCTGGCGACGTCTCCTTCTACGGCACCGCGGTCGTCGAGTCCACGATCCGCATGCTCAGTGGCGCTGGCGGTGTCGACAGCGCGGTGCTGGGCACGCCGACGACCTGGTTCCGTGTCCGCGACCTGGCGCCCGCGTCGATCGCCTACGCCTTCACCGGGCTGCAGTTCGGTGGCACGCGGATCCAGTACGCGCTGCAGAGCACGGCGCCGTACGGCATCCCGCCGGGGGATGTCGGTGCGCTCACGATCGCTCGCAACGAGCGCTACCTTGCGCCGCCGAGCATTCTGGGCGCGGTCGGCGTGCCCGATGTCGAGTGGCTGCGCCGCTACGTGGATGTGCGCAGCTCGCCTGAGCAGACCCTGTACGGCACGCCCAAGGTTTACAACCTGCTCCAGGTTGTAAACCAAGTCTTCGACGAGCCCACGCGGCTGCTGCAGGGCGGGGTGGGCGACCATGGCGACGTCGAGAACCGCAACCGCACGATCCTGACGTACGGCACCAACATGTCGAAGGTGCCCACGGGCGCCCAGGTGCTGAACAATGCGCGGGTGCTGGCGGCGGAAGGCGACGACGTCAGTGCGTACGGGAACGCGCTCGTCGCGCCGCGCGTGCGCTACCTGCTGGCGCAGGGCGACGACATGTCGTTCTTCGTGCAGTGGCACGCGGTGTGGAACCTCAGCTCGCAGCTGTACCCGAGCGGCATCGGCCACGGCTACGTCGGCGTGCCGTACGTGTTCCGCGACGACCAGACGATCGACCTCAACGGCACGCGCACGCTGTTCACGGAGTTCGGCGGCGCGATGGTGGACTTCGCCATCCGCACGGTCACGCTTGACCCGCACAACTGGGGCATCCCGCCGGGCACGGTACCTGGCCCCACGCGCGTGAGCAACGCCACGCAGTACGCCGCCCCGGCCGGCATCGCGGCGGGCGCTGTGGGCGGCCACGTGCTGGAGATCCACTTCAACATCGCCGCGCCGCACGGACAGCAGTACACGGTGTTCGGCGGCCCCGCGGTGCGCAATGTCACCCCCGAGGTGCACCCGTCTACCTGGGGCGAGTTCGACACCGGCCGCGCCACCGTGGGCCTATACACGCGGTACGTCAACGCCGCCGGCTTCACCGCCCTGCAATTCGGCAGCGCCTACGTCGGGCCGCGCACGCGCTACGTGGCGCCCAATGGGATCCTGGGGCTGCGCATCCCGCTCACGCACCAGGTGTGGTTCGATGCACCGCAGCTGCCGCCACAGCAGACGATCGTCGAGGCACCGTGGCCGGTGTACGTACACGACGACCCGGCGCAGTACGGCCTGCCGTACATGGACCGCCGCAGCATCATCCAGCTGCCCTGGAACAACGGCGCTGACCCGGCGAGCTTCGGCCACGCCAGCGTTCGCACGAACGTGATCTCGAACGTCACGATCCCGCTCGACGAGGACTTCTCGATCGGGCGGCCGACGCTCAACCCGACGCAGTACATCACGAGCCCGACATACGACAACAACGACGAACCGGCGCTGTACGGCACGCCGCACATCTGGCCCTACTACCTGCGGATCTCGGAGGACTTCTGGGGTCGCCTGGTCAAGCCCGAGGCCATCGTCGACTTCACCGACAGCGAGACGGATCCGTTCAACCGGCCGGTGTTCGGCAGCTCTACGGTGTCGAACAGCCGGCGCAGCATCGCGCCGTTCCATCGCGGCGTCACTGACGACTTCACGATCGGCGAGGTACTCGGCACGCCCGAGGTCAGCCTGCGCGTGCGGACGATCTACCTGACCGGGTGGAAGGGCAAGTTCGGCTTCCCGGTGATGATCGGCGGGAACCTGCTCATCGAGCAGTTCAACGAGGACGCGGACACCGAGGTGGTGTTCGGCCAGGCCGATGTCGAGTATGCGCCGTCCACGAGCCCGTACGTGAACCCGGTGGGCAGGGACTCGAGCGTGTTCGGCCAAGCGGACGTGGAGCTGTTCAACCGCACGCTCACCGTGCCGGGCTGGTACTCGTTCAACGTGACGGGCGACACCTCGGTGCATCCGCCGGTTGTGATGTACCCGAGCGGCGCCGACGACACGGCGTTCGGTACGACCTGGGTGTCCAACCGGATCCGCACGCTCGTAGGGCAGGGCTTCGACGCGGACGAGTGGGACTACGAGCTTGGCTCGGGCATCTTCTCGCCGCTGCACGTGTGGCTGCGCTACACCCCGAAGCCGGCCGGCATGAACGACGAAGCAGTACCGATGCCGCGCATCGGCATCGACCCCAATTTCCGCGGCGCCGTAGCGGGCGTCGGCGACACTAGCACCTACGGCAAACCTCGTGTTGGAGCCTGCGCATGCTGAAACAAGACCTGAACCTGACCGACTTCAAGCTCGGTATCGACATGATGTCCGACGAGACCTCGTTGCCGCGCGGAGCCGCGCGCGACGCGGTCAACGTGGATTTCGACGTGTACGGCAACTTCCACTCGCGCGACGGCTTCACGAAGCTGGGCAGCCTGACGGACGCGCACAGCCTGTTCGGTGCGCGCGACCAGAGCTTCGGCCTGTACATGCAGGGCTCCAACCTGAAGCGCATGGTCGTGGCAGATGACGGCACGCCACTGAGCGCCACGATCATGAGCGGCCTCACGCCGAGCGACCGCATGTCGTTCTTCGAGCACGCCGACGAGGTGTTCTTCACCAACGGCCATGAGCTGGGCGTGGTGACGCGCACCGGCTGCCGGCTGCTGGGTGTGCCGGATCCGGCCGCGCTCAGCGTGATCCCGGTGGCGGCCGTGGGCACGATCCAGCCAGGGCTGTACAGCCTGGCCTGCAGCTACCTGCTGGCCTCGGGCGAAGAGAGTGGCCTGTCGCCGATGGTGAACGTCACGCTCGATACGCAGGGCGGGTTCAGCGTGTACCTGCCCACGCCGCCGGCTGGTGTGGTGAAGGCGCGCATCTACTGCACGCCGACGAACGGCGACGTGCTCTACCAGGTCGCGGAGCTGACCACGTTCGGCATGCAGCAGCTGCTCGAGCTGCAGCCCACGAAGACGGCGGACAACCAGTTCCTGCACCGCACGCCGGCCGGCAGCATCGTGCGCGCCTGGCACGGCCGGCTGCTGGTGGCGGTAGGCAACACCGTCGTGTTCAGCCAGCCATTCCGCTACGGCCTCACGGACCCGCGCAGCGACTTCATCAACTTCAACACGGAGGTGGTGATGATCGAGCCGGTGGACGGCGGCGTGTACGTGGGCACCAACGAGGCGGTGTACTTCCTCGCCGGCACCGGGCCGGGAGACTTCACCCAGGCGCTGGCATGCACGAACGCGCCCACGCCCTACGCCAGCACCCTGGTGCACGGCGCCGTGCTGCCGCCCAAGATCGCCCAGGGGGTGGACGGGCTGGTGGCGCTGTGGTTGGGCCGCCTGGGCTACTCCCTGGGCCTGCCCTCGGGGCTCGTGCACGATGTGCAATCTGACCGCATCGCTCTTCCGATCTACGATTCGGGCTCTCTCGTAGCGTACTCGAAGGACGGTGTCAAGCAGGTCCTTTCCATCGTAGAATCTACCCGTTCCGCCGGGTTAGGTTCTGCGGTGGACTCTAACGTCTAACTTCGATCGGAGTTCGAAATGCGACCCACTCTCCCCGCCGACATGATCCGCCACGCCGGCGAATTCCTGCGCTACCTGCGCAACTTCAAGTACGAGCGCACCGAAGACGGCCTGTACTTCCCCGCGGCCAAGGCCATTGCCCGCGGCGAGTACGTGCACGATGTGAACGGCCTGGACGTGCAGGTCGACCACAACCTGCTGGTCGACCAGGGCCTGATCAAGATGCTGGCCGTGATGTTCGGGCCGGACGCCAAGATCAGCAGCTGGTACATCGCGCTGTTCAGCGGCTCCGTGAGCCCGGCGAACAACTGGACCGCGGCGAACTTCGCCTCGACCGCCAGCGAGATCACCAGCACCACCGAGGGCTACACCGAGACCACGCGCCAGGTCTTCACGCCGGGCACGGCGGCCGCCGACTCGATCGACAACACTGCCTCGCGCGCGGCGTTCACGATCGCCACGGCGAGCCAGCTGAACGTCACCGGCGCGGCGCTGCTGTCGAGCAACGTGCGCGGCGACACCGCGGGCGTGCTGGCCTCGGCCACGAAGTTCGCTTCGACGCGCGTGCTCAACAACACCGACGTGTTCAACTGCGGCTACCGCGTGACGCTGTCGTCGACCTGATGGATCATGCCGGCGCCGCGGATCATCTATGAAGGTGATGAAGCCGCTGCTCATCAGCACCTCCCTGCAGCTACCAACCTGCTGGAGCGGGTCCGCATGATGACAGCGGCTTCCGGCGCTCGCGTCGGGGGCCTGGCTCGTGCGCTGGACGACACGAGCTACGCGTACGTGCTGAAGGTGGGCGACACGGAGGTCGTCCACATCTACTCCGAGCCCCAGACGGAGTCGGTCGTCGAGGAGGTCCCGACGATCGAGCAGCTCAATTTCCTCTCTGGTATCACCGGCCCCAGCACGCTGGTGACGAAGCAGATCGGCACCCGCACGATCAAGCAGCTGCACCAGTTCAAGCCCACCGCAGCCTGCGCGAAGGCGTTCAAGCTGCCCGGCGGCTGGGCCGATTCGCCGCGCCTGGGCGTCAAGCCCTGGGCTGGCTTCGACGAGTACGACGACCCCTACGGCCGGCTGTCCCAGTACGGCGTGATCCACCCGTCCATGTACTCGGGCTTGATGCGCAAGTGCGTGCAGGTCGTGCTGGGCTACGGCCACTTGCCGCCGCAGCAGATCCCGGTGAGCGGTCAGGACAAGAAGCTGTACCAGCAGTACGGTGCGCAGGTCCGCTACGACTACCGCTGGGCGCGCACGCACGGCCTGGTGAAGGCTGAGGACGGCAAGCTGTGGCTGGTGGAAATCGGCATTACCCACGGCGTGATCGCCACGCCGCTACCGCTCGCCCCCGACACTGCGCGCTACGCGGATCCGGCCGGCGACGCCCGCGGGCAGGCCGCTGCGGTGTTCAAAGGCCTGCCCAGCGGCCTGGCGTTCCCGATCGGCCCCGCGCTGCAGAAGGCGATCCAGGCCGGTACCGTCGTGCAGCTCGCCACGCCCACGCAGCTCGCGCCGTTCTACAAGATGACGGCGTACTCCACGGCGATGGGCTGGAGCTTCAACGACGACGGCACCGAGGCGCACAACACCGGCTGGTACTGGGGCGACGACCAGATCCGCCGCGCCGCGCACTACAGCCTGCAGATCCACATCGGTCCCACGAAAGCCAAGCGCGAACCCAACGAGCCGCTGGCGACGGGCTCGGCCGTGCTGCGCCTGGTCAGCGAGGGCATGCTGTACCACCCGTCGCCCAACACGCCGCCGCCGATCAAGTTCTACGAGCCGCTGCTGCCTGGCCTGCTGTCCGTCGACATGCGCGCCTCGCGCGACGAGACCGGTGTGGCCGACACCTCCGTGGCGCACATCCCGGTGTGCGACTGCACGATGCACGTGTGCCACGTCGACAACCAGCTGAAGCTGGTCCGGTACTTCTGGGACCGCACGTTGACGAACCCGGCGCCGATCGTCACCGACAACTTCGAGCAGTGCATGTACATCGGCTCCTGGTTCCAGGAGAGCGACCAGACGTTCGTGACGATCCCGCCGACGTTCTACACCACGGACTTCGACGACCGCAAAGCGCCGGACCCGACGATCACGCGCACAGACATCGTCGGCTCGGACGTCGGGCGCTGGTTCTACTCGGTGGGCGACGAGCTGGACATGTCACCGATCCCCTGCTGGGGCTTCGCGCAGCGCAACCGCATGTACCGCATGGTGACGACCACCGTGCGGCCGCAGTCGAAGTACAACGTCGCGGCGATCGTGGTGCCCGGCGGCCTACGCGACGGCTACGTGTACGCGAACCTGCAGTTCGATGACGGCAAGTCGACGCTGACGCAGATCAGCTACAAGTCCCTGCCGGACCCGTATGGGCACCTCACGTTCCGCACGTACTTCCACCCGCCGCGCGCGGGTGATGGCTGCTACACGCAGTTCGACCGCAAGGTCTACAGCTTCTACACCGTGACCACGGATCAGTGCGCACTGGACCTGTGCGACCAGGGCGAGTGGATGGAGCTGTGCCAGAACGCTGACCTGCTGCCCAAGAGCACGCCGGTTCCGCCGCCCACCAGCACCAGCGTCACTGTGCCGCCGACAACTGCGGTCGATGCGTACCTGGTGTGCAGCACCTACGGCAGCGTCAAGCTCAAGGCGCGCAGCGAGCCGACGCACTGGCAATCGAAGTCGCCGAACGAGTTCGGGATGATCCAGAACATGTACGCGTTCCAGAACTGCTTCGGCATCGACCACCTCGTCTACAACGAAGACATCGACGGCCCGCTCACGCTGTCCGGCCCGATGCTCACGGGCGAGCCGGACCAGTACTACAACTTCATCGGGGTGATCTGATGCCCACGCAAACCTGCGACGTGAACGAGAGCGCGACGGCCAGCGAGAGCTGGACCGCCGGCTTCACCTACACCGTGCAGCAGCTTGGCTCCGCGCTGAGCGCGGTGCTGCTCAGCGTCACTACGCTGCTCGCTTCCAGCGGCGCGGCCGCGGACACGGTGGATGGTGCATACGCGCGCGACCTCGTAGAGCACTCCACCGCGGCGGAGACGTGGACGACCCAGAAGCACGCCTACGCGGACGTGAGCACGGCCGGGTTTGCCACGGACGCTGCCCTGAACACGCCCGACAACGACGTCGCTGAGCAGGCCTCGAGTACCAGCACTGTGCTGATCTCCCGCACGACGTTCGTGAACGAGGCGGGCGCTGCGGCTGATGTACTGTCCTCCTCGCGCGTCTGCACGCAGGATCTGACCTCGACGGCGCGGGCGGTGAGCGTGCTGTTCGGCTATGCCGACGCGCTGGTGCTCGAGCACGCCGATGCGACGAACGCCCTCGTCTTCAACGTCGTGGCGCAGCTGGATGTTGCAGAAGCCTGCGCGGCAACCGATGCGGTGACGTGCGACATCAGCGAGACGAACGACCTGCAGTCGGCGGTCGCGGCTGCGTCCTCGCTCGACTCGCACACCGTGCGCACGTCGGACCTCTCGGATGGTGCGCTCGCCGTCGATGCTGCGCTGTTCCCGGTCCTGCGCAGCGCCTGGGTGATGAACACCGAGAGCGCAGCCATGAGCCGCTACGCCGGCTTGCCCGTGCAGTCGGTGGCGGTGATCGGCGGCCGGTACTTCGCGCTCGGTGACGGCGGCCTGTACGAATGGACCGGTGCCACGGACGATGGCACGGCCATCCAGGCGTCCGTGAAGACCGGCCGCTCCACGCTGGGGCTGCCGGCGATCAAGCGCATCGCGGACCTGATCATCAGCTACGTCTGCTCCGGCACGATGACCGTGAAGATCTCCACGTACGGCCACGGGCAAGACGGTACGGTCAGCTACGACCTGCCGGCGCGTGAGGCCGCGGCGCCGCGCGCCAACCGCGTGAAGCTGGGCAAGGGCCTGGCCTCGCGCTACTTCCAGTTCGAGTTCCTGAACAAGGCCGGCTCGAGTTTTGGCGTCGACTCCGCAACGGTCGACGCCGCCCCGTCCACGAATCGGAGGATCTGACCATGGGATGGAACCACTACGACGGCCCGACCGCGCCGATCCCCACCGGCCCGGCGGCTGCTGTCGCCCAGGTCCAGAACGTCATGTCCTCGCTGCAGGCCCAGGTCGGCGCGTTCACGGGGCAGGCGACGGCGATCCTGGACGCGCTGCAGACCCTCGAGATGCCGAGCGTCGGCGAGCTGCCGGACATCAGCATCCCGCGCACGCAGACCCCGCTGACCTGGGACGCGCCGCAACCGGTCGACATCTCGGGCCTGAACGACCTCAGCGCGCAGATCCCGAACGCACCGGCGGACCCGACGATCGACACCGACGTGACGATCACGCCCCCGACGTGGCAGCCCACGGTGGTGGGTATCAACGTCCCGCAGCCGCCGCAGTCGATCGACACCAGCGGCATGCCGACGCGCCCGACCACGCAGGACGTGCAGATCCCCGCTGCGCCGTCGCTGGCGATGCCGGCGCTGGCCTCGCTCAACGACGTGACCGTGCCGGTGTTCCAGATGCCGGTGCTGGGCACGTTCACGGACACGGCGCCGGTGTTCGATGTCGCGGCGCCGAACCCGGTGATCAGCTGGTCCGAGCCGGCGTACGCGTCCGAGAACTTCGACCTGGTCAAGCAGAAGATCGCCGACATGCTGAGTGCGGCGACCAGCACCGGGCTGCCGGCCACGATCGAGCAGCAGCTGTTCGAACGCGCACGGTCGCGTGAAGACATCACGGCAAACAAGGCGGTCGCTGAAGCGTTCGACACGTTCGCCAACAAGGGCTTCACCGCGCCGCCGGGCATGCTGACCGCGCAGGTCAACGCCGCGCTGGAGAAGAACCAGCTGCAGAGCAACGCGCTGCAGCGCGAGTGGCTGATCAAGATCGCCGACGTGGAGATCGAGAATATGCGGCAGGCCGTGGTGCAGGGCATCGCCGCCGAGAACATCATCTTCAACATCTTCAACAACGCAGCGCAGCGCAGCTACGAGATCGCCAAGTACACGCTGCAGGCGCAGATCGAGCTGTACCAGGCCCAGGTCGGCGTCTACAACGCCCTGGTGAGCGCGTACAACACGAAGGCGCAGGTCTTCAAGATCAAGATCGACGCGCAGCTCGCCGCGCTCGACGCTTACCGCATTGAGATCGAGGGCCAGAAGCTGGTCAGCGAGATCAACACCCAGAAGGTGCAGCAGTACAACGCCCAGGTGCAGGCGGTGGTCGCCCAGGTGGAGATCTACAAGGCGCAGATGCAGGGTGCGATGACGCAGGCCGAGGTCGCGCGCACGCAGATCGAGGGCTTCCGCGCTGACGTGCAGGCCTACGCCGAGAAGGTCGGCGCGCAGAAGGTCGTGTTCGACGCGTACGTGGCCCAGGTGCAGGGCGAAGTCGCCAAGGTCGGCATCATCGATGCCGAGGCGCGCAGCTTCGCCACGCTGATGGGTGCCGAGGAGATCAAGTCGAACGTGCAGCTCAAGCGCATCGATGCACAGATCCAGGAGATGCAGGCGAACACCCAGCGCTTCGCCGCGCTGCTGGACCGCAGCAAGACTGAGCTGCAGGCCAAGCTCTCGCAGATCCAGGCGCAGGCACAGGTGCAGGGCCTGAACATCCAGTACCTGGGCGTGCAGAGCGATGCCAACGCGAAGAAGGCCGAAGCGGAGATCCGCATCGGCGAGCAGCAGCTGCAGACCAACATCGCCATCACGAACGCGCAGATCGAGCGCTTCAAAGTCGCGATGCAAAAGATCCTGCAAGAAGCCCAGATCAAAGCCACTGCGCTGCAGTCTGCCGGCCAAATGGCTGCGACACTCGCGGGTGGTGCGATGGCTGCGCAGCACGTGCAGGCGTCGATCAGCGCCAGCTCGGGCGACAGCACTTCGACGAGCTACGGCTACAGCCAGAGCGCGCAGGAAGTGTGGCAGTACCAACCGACTTCGGACAGCCAATAAGGAGCGACCATGCCGTCCCCTCTCCGTGACCCCAATCAGCCCCAGCCGGGCGGCGGCCTGCTCACCGGCGGCAGCTACCCGCCGGGCCAGAGTCCGCTCGACCGTGCGAGCGCGAACCTGCGCGCGGCGGGCGACGCTATCGGTCGTGGCTACGACTGGTGGAAGCAGAACGTGATCAACAGCGGCGGGCCGTCGATGGCCGCAGCGCCCACGCCGGCGCAACCGGCTGCGGCTGCGTCCCCCTCGACGCCCAGCACTGCGCCATCCAACCCGACGCCGGGCGCGGCCGCGGCCACCAGCAGCACGCCTGCTGCACCCGCAGTGACCCAGCCCGGCGCTGCAGCACCGGCCGCGGGCACGATCCTGCGCGACGGCAACAGCTTCTCCGGCACGAACGTCGGCCAGAACTTCCAGTACCAGGACGCCAAGACCGGCCTGCGTACGGACCCGGGGCCGATGAACACCATGCCGGCAGCGAACATGATGGCGCTCGACCCGGCGCTGGCCTCGCGCCTGCACGACGCGCAGATGGCCGCTGCCGGCCGGGGCGAGCCGCTCGCTGGTCCGGGTGGTGTGGGCGGCATCCGTGGTACGGCGCTGGGCCAGTCCGGTGGCAGCAATGACATCCTGAATCTGGCGCAGCACGGCCACCTCACCGTGGGTGGCCTCAACGCCGTGCTCGGCGCGCGCGGCCAAGACACGAACGCTGCGATCCAGTTCGGTGAGCAGGGCGTACAGCAGCGCGGCCAGGACGTGCAGCGCGAGCTGGGGCTGCGCGGCCAGGACGTGGGCCTGCTCGAGCACCAGATGACCGCCGCGAACCAGCGCGCGCTCGCCAAGATCGAGCAGATGAACAAGGACCGCCAGTTCGGCCTGGACGTCGCGAAGTTCGGCGAGGAGAAGGCCAAGACCATGTTCGCCCAGCGCGAGCAGGCCGAGGCCGCGCACAACAAGTGGGTCGAGTCCGCCTTCACCACGACGGACAAGGACGGCAAGGCCGTGCCGGACCACGCGCGCATCGCCAACTTCAACAACGCCGTGCAGCAGTCGATGGGCAGCATGATCCAGCTGCTGCAGCAGAAGGGCGACCCGACCAGCCTGGCGAAGGCCCAGGAGCTGCAGAGCAAGGGCCTGGCTGCGCTCGACGACAAGGACCGTGCGTACCTGCGCACGCTGTTCCTGCGCAGCGAGCGCTTCGGGCAGACCCGTGGCGTCGGTCCGTTCTCGGCCAGCGGCCCGGTGTCCAGCGACCTGACGAAGTTCGCCATCACCGGTACTGACAACGGCATGCTGCAGAAGCGCTACACGCTGCGTGGCGGCCAGAGCATCGGTCAGAACGACGTGAAGTACACCGAGCCGGCCAACGCCGTGCTGCCGGACACGTTCAAGACCCCGACGACGGACCTCGGCCCGACTGCCGACGAGCAGGCTGACCTGCAACGGAAAGGACTGCGGTAATGGGTATCTTCTCCGACACCCTGAAGGAGCTGGCCGGCGAGCGCGGCGCGGTGGACAACCGCGAGACCGTGCCGGAGGCGTTCGGCAAGGGCCTGCGCTCCGGCACGCTGCAGGCGGGCTCCATGCTCGCCAACACTGCCGGCGCGGTGGGCCAGAAGTTCGGCGCGCAGGACTTCGCCCAGGGCGCGTTCAGCAAGGCGGACCAGCTCAAGGCGGAAGCAGCCGAGGCCGCGCCCTCCGTGGGCTCCTACACCCAGGTGCACGGCCTGCGTGACGCGCTGAACTACGGTGCCGGCGTGGTGGGCGGCTCCCTGCCGGTGGCCGGCGCGGGCCTGGCGGCCACGGCGGCGACGGACGGCGCGGCCATCCCGGCGATCCTGGCCGGCGCCGCGGCCACCACGCCATTCGAGATGGGCGACGTGATCGGCCGGCAGCGCGCGGCGGGCCAGGACGTGGACCTGGGACAGGCGGCCCTGGCCGGCGGCGCCTCGGCGCTCGCCCAGAACGTCATCCCGGGCCTGGGCCGGGCGAAGCTGGCCGGCAAGGTGGCTCGCAGCAGCGCGTTGGCGACAATCCCTGAGCAAGCTGTTGCCGGCACGGCCGGCGAGGCGGCCAAGGAGGCGGCGACCACCGGGATCGACCCGGAGCAGCTCAAGGAGGCCGCGGCTGGCGGCGCCGTGGGTGCCCTACCGTTCGCCGGGCTGCATGCGGCCGGCAACCTCCGCGCAGGCGCTGCTGAGGCCGGTGACGGCGCGCGCAGCACCCTGGCTGCCGCGGCGAGCAAGGTCAAGGACGCTGCCACCGGCGCGGTCGGCAAGGTCAAGGACGCGTTGGAGCAACGTGTTGGTGACACGCAGGAAAGCGCGCCGCCGGCCGGGGCGGCGCAACCGGGCTCGGGCACTGACGCCAGCGCATCCAAGGCGGTTTCTGCGCGGTTCGCGGACCTGATGAAGCGGGCGGGACAGGCCAAGGACGACCTGCTGGAGCGCTTCCAGAAGGGCGAAACCTCGGGTAATCCCGAACTCGACGCCCAGATCGCCCAGGCGGGGCCGGAGCAGATGCCGGAGCTGGGCGCCAAGGTGCAGGAGAGCCGCCTGGAGCAGGCCAAGCGCTGGGGCAACGAGCTGCTGAACGACCAGGGCCTGTCAAAAGAGCGCTGGCAGCAGGTTGCCGAGGCGATGAAGAACCTGGGCAGCGAGGCGGCCCAGACCACGATCGCTGCGGTCAAGGCCGGGCGGGACAAGGCCAAGGAGCTGGGCGGCAAGGTCACGGGCCTGTACGACGACCTCGTGTCGAGCCAGCCCAAGGAGGCCACCGAGGCGCAGAAGAGCGCCGACTACAGCGGGGTGCGCAAGACGATCCTGGACACCGTCGCGCCGGTGCTGAAGGAGCGCGCGCCGGAGATCTTCGACGACCCGAAGGCCCTGAACCAGCTCGGCGATTCTTTGCGCATGGTGCTCGACAGCGCCACGAAGGACGGCCGGATCCCTGACAAGGTGCACGATCACTTGCAAGGGATCTTCGGCGAGGACACGCCACACGTGCTGCAGCAGCTGCACGAGGCAGTGGCGGACCAGGGCGACGAGGGTGGCCGGCAGAACCTGTTCGCCGCGCTCAATGGCATGGACGAGCGCAGCACGGACCTGGGTAGCAAGATGGACGCGGTGCGCAAGGCGCTGCCGCATCCCGAAGGGCAAGGCGCCGACTACTCGGACGAGCAGATCCGTTCGATCTCCGACGCGCTCGACATGTACGCGAAGGGCCAGTACACCACCGGCATGGGGCCGGAGGAGGCGCGCTACACCGAGAAGCAGGCCCGCCGGCAGCTGGAGGGCCTCTTCGGTGGCGGCGACAAGCTGGACTCCGTGCTGAAGGCGTTCGAGCCGCAGCGCGACAAGGCTGCGCTCGACGCGGGCGGCGTGGACCGCGCCGCGGGCGACCCCGCGCTGGACGATGGGCAGGAAGGCGCTGCTGGCGACACCCACGACCTGAGCGAGACCGCACCGGCGGCCACCGTGCTGCACGACAAGGCGCTGCCGAGCCCCGAGGCGCACCGTGCGCAGTTCGGCAACGAGAGCCAGGCCGAGCGGATCATGCGCGAGGCCGAGGCGAAGAACCCCGGCATGAAGGCCCGGTTCGTCTCGCCCACCGAGTACAAGGACATGACGGGGAAGGACCCGGGCGACGTCCCCAAGGGCCACGGCTTCGTGGTGGGCGAGTCCCTGAAGGACTCGGACAAGCTGACCGAAGGCCAGCGCCGGGCGATGCAGTTCGACCGCACCAAGGGGAACGTCGAGAACAGCAAGAGCGTGATCCGTGTGGAGGGCAGCCCTCCACTGGATGCGATGAAGATCGCGCGCACGATGGACGCCAGCGAGCCCTACACGGCGTCGGATGACAAGGGCCGGCAGTACCGCCTGGCGCGCATGTTCATGGAGGGCGTCGCCAAGCTGCAGGAGCACCTTGGCAAGACGTTCGAGATCCCCGACGACACCCAGGTCGCCAAGGGCCTGACCTACGGGCAGATCAAGAGCCTGAAGTTCGGGCCGGACGGCGGCCGCGACTTCACCGGCGAGCTGAACGCGCTGCGCGACCAGTACCGCGAGGCGAAGAGCACCGGCGCTTCCCGCAAGCAGCTCGACGAGATCGTGGCGAAGGCGCAGAAGGTGAGCGACGCGCGCGACGAGTCGATCATCAGCGAAGGCGGCTCCCGCAAGCCGGTGGAGGACTTCCTGGAAGAAGCCGGGAAGTCGGAAGCCGATCCCGTGAACGACAACATCCACGTCGCGAAGGCGGCGCTGGGTGAGGACGGCACGCACCTGAAGGTGGGGCCGGACGGCGTGCCGCTGCGCCACGACACCTCTCCGTCGCGCGAAGGCATGGTCGGTGCGCTGGACTCTGCAGCCAAGCGGCTGCAGGCCGGCAAGTCCGCCGCGGCCCGCGCGCTGGGTGAGAAGGCGCAGGCCCTGGTCGACAACTTCGAGGCGCTGCCGGACCGCGAGAAGGCGGCGCTGGCGGGTGCGTTGAATGCAATCAAGAAGACCGGCAGCGTGGCGGCCGGCGCCGACACGATCAACGGTCTACTCGCACGTCACCCTGAGTTTGCCGAAGGCACCAAGCCGGCCAAGGAGGTGCCGGCCCAAGCCCCAAAAGGACAAGCGCTGGAGAACCTAGCCCGTTCTTCTGAGCAGGCGGTCGCCAAGGCCGCGGCCAAGGAGACGGACCCGGCTTCCCTGGCGCGCGGCGCTGAACACCTCGCCGGGCTGAAGGACGCGTCGAGCCCCAAGGTCGACGCGTCGATCCATGCGATCAACGAGCGCATCGGCGAGATCGTGAAGGAGAGCCCCGACGCGGCGTACTCCATGCAGACCGCGGCGCGCCAAGGGCGCATCACGGCGCAGGAGAAGACGGACGTCCTGGACTACATCCACAAGACCCTGGGGCCTGCCGTGCAGGTCGCGTTCAAGGCGATGAGCCACGCGGGCGAGTACACGCGCGAGCTGGGGCAGGACATCATCCGCGTCTCCGTGCACGCGCTCAACCCGCAGTCCGTGGCGTTCCACGAGTCCATGCACGCGCTGGTGCGGCGCCTGGAGGATGCCGGGGCACACGACGTGACTGGCACGCTGCTGCGCGCGGCGGACGGCGCGGCGGTGAAGCGCCAGCTGGCCGAGTACCTGAAGGGTGAGCCCGAGGCGCTGAAGCAGCTGGGCGACCCCTACGAGCGCGTGTCGTACATGTACCAGGCCTGGGCGGATGGCAAGCTGAAGCTGGGTGAGGGCGCGCAGACGGCGCTGGGCAAGATCAAGGACATGATCTTGCGCACGCTCGGCATCTGGTCCAACGACCAGCGCGCGCTGCACATCATGGAGGAGTTCCAGAAGGGCTCGTTCGCCAAGGACCCGAGCGCGTTCGCGCGCAGCACGATGGAGCAGGGCCGCAGCAAGACGCTCGACAAGGCGCGGGCGATGGTCGAGCCCCTGGCGCGGCTGGCCGACGAGGTCGGTGTGGCCGGCGGCCAGCGCATGCGCGACACCGGCATCCCGGCACTGTCCCAGCTCGCTGACAAGATGAAGGTGCAGAGCCACGGCTCCGGCGACGACCCGGGCTTCATTCCCTCGGCGCGCGTGGAGCGCACGCGCATGATGAACGAGCTGGGGGCGAAGCTCGCTGGGTTCTCCAAGGACCACATTGCGGACGCCCTGGAGGCGCTGCAGAAGAAGGGCCAAGCATCGACGCCCGAAGGCCGGCTCGCTGCGCGTGCGGTGCGTCAGGTCCTGGACAAGTCCTTCGACTACATGCGCGAGGCGGGCGTCAAGGTCAACGACCTGGGCGTGGGCAAGGACTACTTCCCGCGCGTGTACGACCCCGAGTACATCTCGCGCAACCAGAAGGCGTTCACTGACGTGCTCGAGCAGCATGGCATCGCTCGCAACGAGGCCTCGGACATCCTCCACCGGCTCATCACCTCGGACGGCAACGAGTTCCAGGTCGAGACGCTGAAGCCCGGCATGCAGTTCGCGAAGGAGCGGAAGCTGCGCAACGTGCCCGACGACGCGCTGGCGCCCTTCATGAAGAAGGACCTGCACGAGATCATGAACTCGTACCTCACGCAGGCCGCCCGCCGGTCTGAGTGGGCACGGCGTTTCGGTGACGACGGCAAGGGCGTGCTGGACCTCTTCGAGCAGGCCAAGAAGCAGGGTGCGACGCCGGAGCAGCTGCAGGCTGCCGACCGCTTTGTCCGAGGAGTCGACGGCACGCTCGGGGACAACCTGAACCCCACTGCGCGTCGCTTGATGGGCAACATGATCGTGTACCAGAACATCCGGCTGTTGCCGCTGGCAATCTTCAGCTCGGTCGTCGACCCGCTGGGCATCGTGGTGCGCGGCGGCGAGGTGCGCGACGCGTTCAACGCGTTCAAGCGCGGCATCGGTGAGATGGCCGGCAACTTCAAGCACCAGGACAAGGACGCGGCCACGGGGCTGGCCGAGACGCTCGGGACGATCGACAACGCGGCGCTTGTGCACGCCATCGGCACCGGCTACTCACAGGGCATGGTGGGCGCCACCGCACGGAAGATCAACGACGCGTTCTTCCGCTACAACCTGATGGAGCGCTTCAACCAGTCCATGCGCGTGTCGGCCACCGAAGCCGCGCTGAAGTTCATCGACAAGCACGCGGACGGCACGGCGTCGCCCCACAGCGCGCGCTGGATGGACGAGCTGGGCCTGACCAAGGGCGACGTCAAGAAGACGCCTGAAGGGCGCATCGCGCTCACCGAGGCGGACGGACTCTCGAAGGAGCAGGCGCTCAAGATGCGCCTGGCCGTCAACAAGTGGGTGGATGGTGCGATCCTGCGGCCCGACGCGGCCGACAAGCCGATCTGGATGAACGACCCGCACTTCGCCCTGATCGCACACCTGAAGCAGTTCGTGTACAGCTTCCACGAGACCATCCTCAAGCGCGTCATGCACGAGTACAATAACGGCAACTACACGCCCGCGATGGCGCTCGCCAGCTACGTGCCGACGATGATCGCCGCGGACATGGCGAAGGGCTTGATCCAGGGCGGTGGCTCGCAGCCGGACTGGAAAGATAAGTGGGACGCGGGCGACTACGCGTGGAGCGGCGTGCAGCGCGCGGGCCTGCTGGGCACTGGCCAGTTCGTGGCTGACGCGCTGGGGCACAACGGCCCGGGGTCGCTTGCGGGGCCGACGATCGAGCAGCTCGGCGACGCTGTCAGCGTGCTGGACGGGCACGAGATGTTCAAGCACTTCCTTCTGAAATCCATGCCGGCGAACGCGCTGTACGCCGCGGCCGCAGGAGGCTCGGCGACCGACCCGACGTTCGCGGACTGAGAAATTACGATCTGAGACTGGAAGTTGGAATGCTTAAAAATGTAGCACTCTACCTATGAGAATCTACTACTCTTCCATTCTTCCATTCCATTCCTATTCTTTTTAGGAAAGAACAATGAATAGTAAGTAGTACCTATATAAATAGGATAGAAGAAGAAAGTCGCTTTGGAAGCGTAAGTTGGAAGGACCGTATGAAACTGCGTCGGTGGGTGGACCCGAACTCTGATCGAATGGGATACACGTTCTGGTGCCCTGGGTGCAAGGGCGCGCACAGCTTGCTCACACAGGGCGATGGTGCTTGGGGCTTTGATGGCAACCTGGGCGCACCAACGTTTACACCCAGCGTCATGTGCACGTACGAATCGCACGCACCGGCCGACGTGATGAAGGCGCGTCTACTCAACGCGCCCCTGGTGACTCGCTGCCACTCGTACGTGACGGCAGGCATGATCGACTTCCTGCCTGATACGACGGCGCACGAGCTGCGCGGCAAGCACCCGCTGCCAGATTGGCCGTACAGGGAGTGATGGTGTGTGGCACAGTTCTGGGCTCTTCGCCGCGACGCTAAAAAGAGTCGCCCTGTGCTGCACGCAGCAGAAAGAAAAGGAGCCTTAGCTCCTGACGATGTGGCTCTCGATCACCACCCAGTCGCCGCCGGAACCCGCGCTGAACTGCCCCGAGGTGAGCCGCTCGAGTTGCTCGTCGAACGGGTTAACGTCAGCCATGCCGCCGTAGTTCGCTCGCCAGTCGTCCAGCTGTTCGATCGCGGCCTCACGCGCAGTAGCCTCGGTAGCGAACACGTCAAGGCTGTCGCCGTGGCGGGTCTCTGTCCTGAGTACCCAGACCTTCTGCGGCTCGTCCTTGAGCCGCGCCGTGACAGCGTGTACGAGGTCAGTCGCTGCTTCGACGTTCATGCTGCAAGCTCCGTGATCGGGTACCAGCGATGCGGGTCGGCGACTACTTTTTCGGCCGCCGGATCGTTGGGGATCTCCCAACCTTTCGTGATCCACATCGGCCTCGGGTCCTTGCGTGCGTTCTTGCACCACGCGCGGCCCAGCCGTCCGAATTCAGCGCACACAACGTTCAGGTGCCGTTCGGTGCTTTTGGTCGGCCAGCCGGCCCACGACAGGTGCAGCAACTGCGTGTCGTCGTCCAGCAGGCGCGCCTTGACCTGCAGCGCAGCGTCTGCAGGACCTTTGCGCGCGATCGGGTTGTCGAAGAGGTAGTACGTCGTCCCATCCGTGCGGGCGTTGCCCTTGGTCAGGCAACGCCCTTCACGGAAGGCACGCGCAACTTCGCGAGCGCCTTCGGTCTTCATTCCACCTTCTCCTCTTTGAGCCCGCCGCGGTTCGTGATGCCCCAGCAGCGGTTCACGGACGCGACCAACGGCTCGCCGTTCATCGCAGAGATGAGCCCGACCTTGTCGTCCCGCACCGTGATCTCTTCGATCACGATGTCGTTCCAGAAGGGCTTCACGTCGGAGCCACGCAGCAGCTCCTTGGCATCGTCAAGCGTGCCGGCGTACTCGGTCTCGTAGATCGGCGCGTGCTCGGCGAACGGCTCGCCGGTATAGCGGCGGCGGTAGACTTTCATGCCATGGTCCTCCCCGTCAGCACTTCGCTGTACGCATAGCCCATCGCATCCAGCAGCTGGTCCGTGTCGTTGTCCGGGTGCACGGCCATCCACTTCTCCAGCCACACGTTGTCTTCTTCGCCGAACCAGTCCTTGCGGTACGTGCCGTCCTTGTAGCCGTTGCGCTGGCGGAAGATGTTCAGCACGTTCTTGGCGAGGTACTGCTTGCGCAGGTCTTCCCAGCTCAGGCCGCAGCCGATCATGGCTTTCTCGAACAGCGCCGGGAACGTGTAGCCCAGGCCGGCGAAGGCGCTCATGGTGTCGATGGTCTCGTGCAGCGTCAGCGCGTTGAGCACGATGACCCGGCCGGCGATCTCCATCGGTGCCATGTGCGGGAACTCGAGGCCCTTGATCATCTCGGTGGCGGCCGAGTCGGGGTCGCCATTGCTGCCCACCAGCGCGCTGGAGAGCATGAAGTGCCAGATGTCGACCAGCTCGATGCGGGCCTGCGGCCAGTTCGGATCTTGCTTCTTCCACCACTTCCAGCCGATGTGGTCGCTCAGCTCCGCGCATTCGACGCGGATTGCGCGAGTCCACGCGTAGTTGGCGGTGAGCCAGTCGGGGTTGACCAGCCGGTTCAGGGTGTTCTGCAGCGCCAGCATATCGAGCAGCTGCGGCTTGGTGATACGGTTCACTTCGCTTCCTTTTCCTTGTTGCGCTTGGGCATGGGCGCCCAACCGAGATAGAACGGGTCGTCTTGCCAGGGACCCGTGATGCACACGCCGCCCCTGGTGAGCAGCAGAACCTTCGCACCGCCCGGTGGCTTCGGGTCGCCGGTGTGCGGGTAGAGGAACTCGCCGTTGCCAGCGACGTGGGTCACGACAGGAACGGCGGTCATCGCATGAGCCTCGCCTTCATCAAACGCACCACACAGTGCCGGTATTGGCGTTCCGCCAACCACACGAGGCCGAGGCAAACGAGAGCCATGCCATCCAGCGCGTAGTCCTGTGCATGGTCAGCGGTGTTGTAAATGACGCCGCCGCACACGATTGCTGCGCCCGTTGCAAACAGACCGCGCGCTGTTGCAGCGCTATAAACGTCCCGTTCGATTTCGTACAGCTCGCACATAGCTTGTGCTTCTTCGTACTTCATTTCCGCAACCTCGTGCGCATCGCCGTGCTCAGCTCGACGTCGGACGGATCGCGCGCACCGAGGAACACCGGATGCCGCGGCTTGTCCTTGACGCCGATCGGGAAGAACTTGTACTTGATGAGCTTCGGCGGGTCCGTGTAGAACTTTGCCCGCTGCTCGGCTGTGAAGCCGGCGCCGCACTCGAACTCGACGCCGGTGTGGATGTCCATCACCTTGAGCGCGCCCATCGTGCCCTTGCCGACCTTGCCGGCCTTGGCGCTCGATCGCTTCGTGCGGCCCAGCTCGTCCTTCTGTGCTTCATTGGTATTCGCCATCTCTTCGATCACGTCGAGCACGATCGCATCGCTGTCCTCGAAGCGCTTGAGCTTGAGCAGGTAGCCTTCGTTGACGGTGCTGCGACCAAACTTGTAGGGCGCCTTCGGGTCACGCAGGATCAGGCCTTCGTAGCCGATGCCGACGTAGCGCTCCTCTATGTTCATCAGCTCGGTGAGGGAGCGGATGTCATGCTGGACCAGCGGAGTGACTTGCGAGCCCTTGGGCTGCGCACCCAGGACACTCCAGACCGGGTCCCAGCGTGATACGTACTGCGCCGTCGAGTTGCGCCACGAGTCGAACACGAAGAACTTGAAGTCCGGCTCGCCATCGCGGCTCATCACGCCGCTGACGGTATCTTGGTAGACCGTCTTGCTTGTGGGATCGCCGATGATCAATTCGCCGTCGAAGCCTTCGAACTCGCTGCACTCCAACGTCTTGCGGATGTGGCAGTTGGGGATCGGCTTGAGCGTGCGGGAGAGGAGCTTGCCATCCCGCACGATGGCGCGGATGCCGTCGAGCTTCGGGGAGGCGTAAAGTGGGAAGCGGAGCTTGGTCAGGTCGGCCGCAGCCGCGAGCATGGGCTTGAAGGACATAGCAGCTTTCTAGCAGCTGCCCCTCCAAGGTCTTGATTGCTAAGGCGCTACGCGCGCCCTTTCACGGTGAGTACAGGGGTTCGAATCCCCTTGGGGACGCCACCGAATCAAGCACTTGGAAAAGCAGGAAGTGGTACTGAGTGGTACTGAGTGGTACGGGAATAGCAGAAAAATAGCAGCGTCATTTCCTCCTCTGCGCCGGCTTCGCGGCCCGGTCCAGCATCACTGCCTTGAGCACTTCGATGTGCAGCCGCGAGTTCTTCTTCGCTTGCGCGAGCACGAACGCCTCGGCCGCCGGGGCATGCTTCAGACCCTCAGCGAGGATGCGCAACGACACGTGGCTGCTGCCGTTGTCGATCACGTTGAACAGGCCCCAACCTTCGGCCGCGGCCACCTTCTTCTGCTCGTCGGTGAGAGTCATTTCAGGAGCCTGTGCTTTGCGACGATCGCCATCGCGTGTTGGTGGAGACGCGAACCCTCTTGCGACTTCTTGCGCACGTGCTCTTCAGCCTCCTTACGGTTCCTGAAGCGCGAGACGTGGCCCGGGACGTGTGTATGGCAAGCGACATACAGCCGCCAACCGACAAACATCAGCCGCCAGCCTTCTTCCTGTGCTTGCCAGTAGTGGGTCTGTTCCCACCCAAGCCGGCGAAGGGCCTGCGCTGTTTCGCTGGTCCTACTCACAAATTGATCCCCTTCATCACGTCTGCCATGTAATCCGGCGCGAGGTGCGCGTACTTCTCCGTCACCGCAATCGTGCTATGGCCCGCGAGGACCTGCACGGTGCGCAGCGGGCGCCCAGCCATCACCAGGTGGCTGATGAATGTGTGCCGGAGCCAGTGAATCGATCCACGCAGTCCTGCACGACGAGCGGTGCGGATGTACGCGCGTGACAAGCTCGACGGCTGCATGCGCGGGAGCACGTAGTCGCCTTTGTTGATCGCCTTCAGCTCCTTGAGTGCCGCAACGCCTGCGTCGGTCAGCGGTACCTCGCGCCACTTCGCGCTCTTCGTGCGCGCATCCTCGGTTGAGAGGATCCGTACCGATTTCGCCATCACGTGAGGCCACTGCAGTTGCAGTCCTTCCATGCGACGCATGCCGGTGTTGACGAACAGCTGCCACATCGCTGCGTAGCCCGCGTTGATCTCAGCGGCGTAAAGACTCTTTAACTCGTCCAGGGTGTAGAACTCGCGCGGCACGCTGTTGAGCAGCTGCGGGTTCGGGATCACACGGCCTGGATTGACCTGCACGAGCTTCTTCTGGATCGCGTACTCGAACATGGCCCGCAGGGTGTTGAGTTCCTTCACCACGGTGGCGGCGCGCACCTCTTCAAGCCGCTCGGCCTTGTACTCTTCGATCTCGTCGCTCGTGATGCGGTCGAGCGTTAGATGTTCGAACTGCGGACGAAGGTGTCGATCGACCAGGCTCTTGACCTGCACAGCACTGGAGGGGAACTCACGCACGCGCCACTCAAGGTACTGGTCACAGAACTTGGACCAGCCGATCGAGCGCACGGACATGCTGAGCAGCTTCTTGCCGGTGGCGAGTTCCAGCTCCTTGGCCTTCTTCACCATCTCGGCTTCGCGCTTGCTCATCGTCGCGGTACGGCCGACGACCTTGCGGCGCTGCTTGCCGTTGCTTACCCAGGACAGCACCCAGGCCTTGCCTACTGTTCGTACAGTAGCCACGATCGCTCCATCGCTTTCGAGAGGTCTGCACGCCGGTACACCTTCTTGCCCATGAACACACCAGGCACGATGGAGAACTCGGTCATGCGCTTGCGGAATTGAGAAAGCGACACACAGCAGTAGTGCGCCGCTTCTTGCTCAGTGAAATAGTCTTTCCCGAGCAGGTTAAGACACTGCACTTCCTTTGGGTCGGATAACAAGGGTCGCGTTCGGCAGCTCGATCGTGATCACGTCGCCGCCGTCCGTGATCTCGATGGTGGGTCGGCTCAGAACCTTACGCGAACCCGGCGGCACGTAGGCCGGCACAGGTGCTGGTGCCGGCGTCGGTGCCTGCAAGTTCGCGTCGTTGAGGGCCACCACGTTGCTATGACCGCGCCTCGGAGCGTCCTTCCACTGGTACATCCAGCGGGACCTCGAGTTGTCCGTGCGCGGGGCAGGCAGGCGTAGCACCTTGCCCTTGCGCCACAACCCGCCGAGGTAGTCCGACACCCGGTTGACGGTCTGCGCGTGTTGGCGCACCGAGGGTTTGTCGAACAGCGTGTGGCAGTCCATCGGTTCCTTCGAATGTTTCAGCTCTTGTTCCAGTGCTTGAAACAGCCCTTGCTCGCTTCGTGGCATTTCATTCCACCTTGTAAAAGCGTCCTCGCCTTTCCTGTAGTTCTTGACAAGGAACGCAGTTGAAGAACCCGAGCATGATTCTTTGCTCAGGTACAACCTCCCCGCATTCGCAGAGCCCCTCAAAGCCGTCAGGCTTCACCTGACGACGTTTTGTGATCTTGTCGCGCGCGGCTGCGATTTCTGCCTCGCTGATCTCGCCAGCCATCTCGATGTACTTCTCGTCCATGTGTGTCGCTCGTGCCGCGTCGTGCCAGGTACACCAGCAGCAACGACGTCGTCGCTATCTGGTACACGGCCCGCATGACGCGCGCCGTGGTGAACAGGGGTTGGAAGTTCATGAACGTCCTAGAGTAAAGGATTCGATCTGACAGGCCAACGTCTTTCTATCTACGAGCTGCGATCTGAAGACCGCAGGATCGATAGGCAACTCCCATGCCATAGATCGAAGTAAGAGGCCACCTCCAGCGCAGCCGACGCCTACCCAGACGTTTCGCCCTTCCTCGTGCCGGTTTCGCAGCCACTGCCGCTGCAGCGCACTGATGATGTCGCCCTTGGACACCAGGTCGATCGCCACCCTTACCGGCACACGCTGCAAGAACTTCCATTCGATCCACAGGTCTCGGGACTTCTTGCCTCTTCCCGAGTACCACCAGTCTGCAGTACCGCCCCGATACGGGTTCGCCATCTTCTCGCGGTGGAGCACACCGATCGAAGGCAGGTACTTGTGAACGCCCGAGATGAACTGGTTCTCAGGTTTTGCCACGGCGCGCGCCCACCTTCTGCTTGTGATCGAGCGCGCTGAAGTTGTGCGGTTTCTTGTCCTTGTGCAGCTCCTGCAGATGCTTGACCTGCGGCATCAGCTTCTCGACCAGGCGCTGGTATCCACCACCGTCACCCGGTTGGTAATTGCGGTCATCGATCAGCATGTCGTGCGCTTGGGCGTCCACGATGATCGCGAGACACGCAAGGGCATTGGCGAGGTGCGGATTCTTCGAATCGAACGACAAGTCCGCGCACTCGAACCAGTCATCCATGTGGCGCTTGAGAGCGCTGTAATACACCGAGGCCAGCACGCCCTTCTCGCGCCAGTTCGCGCGGCCGTACTTGCCTTGGCCTTCCAGCAGCCCCAGGCAGCCCATGGCCGTTGCCGAAGGCGGCCACAGATGCAGAGGCAACTTCACCGCCGCAACGAGATCCTTCGGGTTGCCATCGTGATGCTTGGGGAGAGTGCTCATGCTGCGACGGTGTTGAGACGGGTGTTCCGCAGGGACGTGAGGGCCTGCACGTAGCGCGCTTGCGCGATCGCATCATGCAGGGCGTTGTGGGCGATCTCCGGTGCCGGCTGCTTGGGCACGTCCACGCAGATCTCGCACATGCGCTTCTTGAAGCTCGTGAGGCAGTTCGACGCCCAGTGCGGCCAGGGGACGTCGATGTCGTGCTGCTGGTACGCGTGTTCGAGGATGGCGATGTCGAACTTCGCCGGCTTGGCCCAGACCTCCAGGTTCGCTTCCGGGATCACCGAGATCCAGTCAGCCAGGTCGAGCAGCACGGCTTCGAGGGTCTTCTTCGGCTCGAAGAACACCTGTCGCGCCTCGGGCGACTGCTGTATCCACCACAGCAGCGTGTCTTCCTGGATCCGTCGACCCAACTGCAGCTGGGAGTCGATCGACACCGAGCCGTAGAACTTGTCTTCCGGGCGGTCCCCCAGGCGATCCGAGGACGGATCGAAGCGGACCGCACCAATGCTCAGCACCACGGCGTCAGCCGTCGTTCCGAGTGTCTCCAAATCGAGCATGACGTGATTCATTTGTTCCCAGCGTTGTACGTGATGCGGTGGATGAAGTGCGGCCCCTGGTTACGGCCCAGGGACCAGAAGCCGTGCGTCGCGCGAGATCAGGCCGTGACTTCGGCGCCAGCGGCCTTGGCCGGCTCCAGGGCCGCGAGCTGGCCCTTGACCTTCTCGATGCCCGTGGTGGCCGCGGCGATCGCCTTGGAGGCCTTCTTGGCGACGGCGTCGTACTCGGCGGCAGCGGCCTTCACCGCAGCCGCGCTGGCCTTCTGGGCGGCGGCCAAGGTCTTGGCGGCTTCCTTCTCGGCGGCGGCCTTCTTGGCGCTCGCGGCCTTCAGCTCGGCCTCGTGCTGCTTCTTGGCGGCCGTGGTGTCAGCGAGCACCTTCTTCAGGTCCGACTTGCGGGCCTTCAGTTCTTCGGGGCTCAGGGTCTTGGGGGTACGTGCCACAGTATTTCTCCTTGAGGTGGGTGGCGTAGGGGATCTCGTGCAAACGCACGGCTCTGGAAATCAGGCGGTCGACGATCGTCCGCCTGCGTCGTGTGGCCGCCTCGAGGTCGAGGCAGGCCAGCACTTCTTCTTCAGTCAGCTCGCCGATGACCTCGTTGAGCGCGGAGTAGCTCTCCAAAGCGCGCGACATATGCCATTTGCGGACTGCCATAAGAATCGTTGATGGCGGCCCGAGGGGCCGCGTATGGTACGCGAGAAAGCTGTCGATCTGGTAACGATCGAACTTCGATCAGCGACGGACAGCGGCCTTCTTCGCCGCGGGCTTGCTGCCCTTGCCGGCCTGCTGTTCAGCCTGGTACTGGCTGACGTCGGGCTCGGTGAACAGCAGCTTCTTGGCTTCTTCCTGGCGCTCGTAGCACACGCCCAGGTTCTCGTTCGGCTCGGGATTCGAGAACGTCAGCGAGGCGTAGTCGCTGTTCTCGTCGAAGCCGAACGTGGTGACGACGGCCACCGGCGGCATGCCGAAGGCAGAGGCCACACTGCGCACGTAGCTGTCGTAGCGCTTCAGCGCGGTCGGGCTGACCTTCAGCAGCCAGATCGGCGTGTCGGCGTCGGCGTCCGGCGGCAGCACGGCCAGCACGCGCGTGTTCTTGCAGGCCTTGCCCTTGCCGGCCGAGCCGAAGTCGTTCATCGGGCAGCCCTTGCAGGCGTCGCTCTGGCGCACCGGCGAGTTGTCGGAGGGCACCAGGGTCAGCGGGCTCTCGCCGATCGCGAAGCAGGCCGGCGGCTGGATGTTGTCCTTGTCGTAGGCGCCCTCGTAGAAGAGGTTGGCCGAGACGAAGTCGACGATCACGCCCTGGAACGAGTCCGCGGTCGTGCCATCGGGGAACTTGAACTGCTTGCTCTGCGTGACCTGGATCGTGATGCCGGAAGCCGGCGCGACCTTGTCGTTGATCGCAGCGGCTTGCTGTTTCAGCTTCTCCTGGATGGCCTTCACATCCACGAGTGCGCCGGCCTTGCGGGTCGCGACGGCGGTCGAGCTGGAGGTCTTGGCCGATGCAGCGGCCTTCTTGGCGGTGGCGGTTGCCATGGGTGCGTGTCCTTTCAGAGAGTACGCAGGTTGAGCTTCTTCCTGGTGAACGGCTCGACGCCAGGGACCTTGCCCTTGGACTCGAACAGCTCACGCACCGCCGGATCGCTGACCCGACGCTGCAGAAGGTGGAGGTACTTGTGCTTGAGGATGTAGGCGCCGAACTCATCCCAGTCGATGACGTTGGCAACTACCGAGCTGGTAATGGAGCAGCTGGCCTTCTTGCCCGCGCCCTTGTCAGTGCCCTCGGCTTCGAGGCGCTCCATGAGCTTCTCCTCGATCGCCTTGTACTGCGCCTCGATCTCGGCGATCGAGGCTTCCAGCGCGCGCTTCTTCTCGCGCAGGTCGAACATCTCGTCGGTCATGCTGCCGATCGTGTCCACCAGCCGCATCTTCACGGCCTTGGCGGTGGCTGCTTCCTTGACTGCGGCTCGTGCCATCTGTGCTCCTTGACGGGTTAGATCGTACTACGATCTTAGATAGAAGATCAAACCTGATTGTATGGATCGTCCAACCAAGTTTTACGTATCCGAGCGTTCTGCTCAGGATTAGAAGCCGAGGCGCTTCAACGTGTCGCCGCGGACCTGCCGCTTGATCGTGCGCGTGGCCTTGCGCAACGCACCGAAGGCACTGTCGGCAACAGCGACCTCGACGTAGTTGCCCATGCGCACACGGGCGAACCAGCGCAGGCCGTCCTTGCTCATGCAGAACGTCCAGGCGCGATCGCCCGGCGGCATCAAGTCGACCGTGGCTTCCCAGGCCTCGCGGTAGTTCCAGACGCGCTGCGCGTGCTCGCTCCAGGAGACTGTCGAGCCATCTCGCAGCTCGGCTCGGACTCGTTTGCGCAGCTCGTCGTTGCTCATGGCGTCACTTCGAGTAAATCACGTCAAAGCCACCCTCGGCGTTCAGCGGGATGTCCGCGCACCACTCAGGTGGCGTGCGCATGATCTTCACCATGCGGTCGAAGGACTTCTGTGCAGCCTTGACCTTCTCCAGCGCCACGACCTCGTCGTGCGTCGTCATCACCACGCGGTTGTGCTTGGCGATGTCCAGCAGCTGCTTGCCCACGATGATGCGGGCCAGCGCCTGCACGATGTTCTCGCACAGCAGCCCGCCGTAGATCTTCGCGCGCTCACCCTTGCGCGAGTACGACCACTCCTCGAAGTCCCCGTCGACCTTCATCTTCAGGTCCGGGTACTTCAGCGCCATGCCATTGGGCAGCCAGATGGTCTCCTTCTCCCAGGAGATCGGGCCGTGGGTGCCACAGCGGCCAGCGGCCATGTCGCTGATGATGCGCGAGCAGATCTGCCAGCCCTGAGCGATCTTGAAGTTCTTGCGCCGGTACGCGGTGACGATCTTCTGGCACATGTCCAGCTCGAAGTACACCGGCGGGCCCATGGTGCCGAGCGCGAGCGTGTTCTGGAACTTCGGCGCGCCCATCTGGTACCCGAGGCCCAGCACGGCGATCTTGGAGACGAAGCGCTCGAGCGTGTCGGCCTTCGTGATCTCGCGGCCGTAGATGGTGTCGCCGAACTTGCAGTATGCGTCGCGGTCGAGGCCCAGGTCCGCGTTGCGGAAGGCTTCGAGCAGGTCTTCCTGGCCCCACAGCCACGCATTGACGCGCGCTTCGATCTGGCCCGAGTCAGCCACCAGCACCATGTAACCCTTCGGTGCCTTGATGGACTTGCGTAGCTCCCCGCCGCGGCGCAAGTTCTGCAGGTTCATCTTGTTGCCGCCCGACCAGCGGCCGGTGTGCGCGCCGTAGTAGCGCAGGTACACGGGCAGCGGCAGGCCGCCTTTGCCCGCCTGCAGCAGCCGGCCAGCGCGTGTTTCGTCGATCGTGCTCTTCACGCTCAACCGGCACTCGACGAGGTCGCGTACGCGCTTCTTCGGATGCTCGCTGAGTTGCGTGAAGTTGAGGTCGGTCTTGGCGAACGCGTAGGCCCACTTCTTTTCTTCGTCGCGGTGCTTGAAGTAAGCCGGGCTGATCTTCACCGGCGGCTCGACGCCCTCGGCACGGAGCAGGTTCGCGAAGCTCTCGTTGCTCGAGATCATCTTGCGCGCTTCCTCGAGCAGGATCTCTTCGGCGGTCATGCCTCGGAAGCATGCCTTTGCCTGGAGCTTCTTGTCGTCGAGGATCTGGGTAAGCCGGGCCTTCACCACCTTCGGCGTGCCGATGATGGAGATCAGCAGCTGCTTCTTCTCTTCCAGCTCGCGCTCCAGCTCCTTGGCGACGCGCTCTTCGTCGACCTGCAGCACTGGGTCCGTGAACAGCCGGCACGTGATGTCGATGATGTCCATCTCCTCGACGGGCATCTTCGGGTGCATGAGCGTGAAGATGCGGTACATCTCCTCGACGTCGTTGACGCAGTACTCGGCAGACTTGGTCCAGGCGGTCTTGTTCTTGACGAGGTCCTTGTAGCGCAGCCCCGCCATGTTCTCGACGCCACCGGCGATCTTGCCGCGGCCACCATAGAACTGGCTGACCTCGTCCAGGCCGGCGCCGATCTCGGTGGAGTGCAGGCCGCGCGCCATCGATAGCGTGCAGTAGATGCGCTTGGGCTTCACACCGTAGTGGTGGCTCAGGATGAAGCCGTCGAACTGCGCATGGTGGGCGAGCAGGGAATGGGTTTCCCAGTTGATCTTGCGCAGCTCCTCGGCAACCTTGGGGCCGTGCACGAGCTTGGTCTTCTTGCGTCCGACCTTGATGCCGCACATCAGTGCCTCGAAGCGCGGATCACGGATGTACTCGGACGTGGAGAGCTTGCGCAACGTGTAGTCCGCGTCGTAGAACGTCTCGAAGTCGAGCGAGACCAGGCGGTCCCAGTCGACGTCGTCGTTGACGATCTGCGGGCGGATGGCCGACTCGGTCTCGAACGTGCGGCCTCTCTTCAGTGCGGAACCCCAGCCCATTACTCTTGCTCCTGCACCGTCGTTGCGCGACGGATGTTGCGTGCACCTGTGTCGGCAGCCTTAACGGCGTACACGACCAAGAAAGCGATGAAAACGAGAATTAGTAAGGCGCGCATTGCGTGTCCTTCGTCGGGCGTCCGCGCTTGGGCTTTTGCTGTTCTGCCCGTTTGCGCTTGCGCTCCTGGTAAGCAACTTCGTTCTGTCGGTCCGTTTTCGGGCACGGCTGCGCATCAGGCGCATCGCCCAGCATGTAGGCCTTGATGATCATGCGACCGCGCACGTCGGGTACGCGCATGGCGATGTGGATGACGCGATGCATGTGCAGCGCCTTGATGTAACGGCGTACGGTGTGCAGATTCAGCCCGCTGTCTTCTGCGAGCTGAGTCACAGTGCGGGCCCGGTGCATCATCGAGCGCAACATCAGCGCGGTCGTGAGGGCGTTGACACGCAGGGGCAGGCGACGTTTCAGAACCCCGGCCATTTGTCGCCACCCAGGAATTTCTTGAATGCGCCCTGGCTTTTATCAAGCCTTGCTTTGTAGGCTGCGTTCTCGAGTTCGAGCCGCCTCTTCAGCTGCTCGATCTCTTCGAACGCACGTTTTGCTTCTACGGTGCGCGTCTTCTGCAAGTCCGCCAGCATCAGCTCGACCAGCATCACGAACTCCGGCACCGAGGCACGCAGCACCTTCATGCGGAACTCGTCTTTGAATAGCTCGCGAAGCTTGGATTCGGCGTTCATAGCGTGATGCGTGTTTTGACTTGTCGGGCGACTTCAATGCGCGCCATGTCGAGCATGCGACGCGCTTCACTCAGGTACATCGCTACTGAGTCGTCTCCCCACCTGTAATCGAAACCGAGGTAGCCGATCAGCATTTGCAATTGACGGAACTCATCGGTTGGTATCCACACGGTCGTGCCGGCGGCTTCGATACGTGCAGCGAGCGCGGCGAGGAGTTCTGCATTCGTCATGCTGCTGTCTGGAAGAGGTCGAGCAGGGATTTCATGCGGGCGTTCTTGCCCAGCAGGATCTGGTACACGTCGTGTTCGCGGGTATCGGCGGCCAGCACCATGACGTTCTCGGTCTTGTTTTTCTGACCGATGCGGTACTGCCGCTTGCTGCCCTGTTTGTACCACTCCGCGTCGTACGTCGGGCCGGACCAAATGGTCGACGTGCCCTTGATCAGGGTCATGCCGTGCGCGACCGCCTTCGGGTGGCCGAACAGCACGTCGAACTTGCCAGCGTTGTACTGCATCACGATCATGTCGCGGTTCTTGTCCGAGACGCTGCCGTCGATCACCGCGTGGCTCAGACCGCGCTTGGTCGCTTCAGCGACCAGGAAATCCTTCTGGTGCTGCCAGTAGAAGAACACCAGCGGATGCCGGCCGGCGCGTTCCTCGACCAGATCCATCACCAGCTCATACCGCGCGTCGTCGATCCAGTGGTACTTGCTGTCGTTGTCGTACACCGCGCCACTGCAGACCTGCAGCATCTTGGTGATCACTGCCGCTGCGTTGACCGCAGTCAGTTCAGTGGGCATGCCCTTCAGACGTGCCTTCATCTGCGCACTCTTGTCGCCGAGCAGCGGCAGGATCGCATCGCGCTCCAGCTGCTCGTAGGCCTTGCGCATCTTCGGCGTCAGCTCGAAGTCCAGCGTGTACTCGTGGTTCTCGGGAATGTCGACGCAGTCCTCGAACTTGTGCCGGATGACGATGTCGTTGAGCAGGCCGAACACAGCCTCTTCGGCGCCAGGTTTGTCAATCCAGCGCACGGCCTCGGCGCGCCGGCCGACCTGCTCGGGGATGGAGACGGCGTTACGGAACTGGTAGAAGTTCGGACCCAGCCGCTTGCCCTCGTCGATCACATACACCTGGTGCCACACGTCAGTGATCGAGCGCGAGTTCGGCGTGCCGGTCATCGCCGAGCGGTACTTGAACACCGGTTTGCTGGCGATGCGCTGGTGCGCGATCTTCGCCATGGCTTTGCTGCGCTGGCTGGTGTGGTGCTTGAACGCCGTGGACTCGTCGATGATCAGCTCTTCGAACTTCGTCCAGAAGCCCTTGGGCTGTGTCTTCAACCACTTCACGCCGTCGTGGTTGGTCACGTAGACATCCGCATCGGCGGCGAAAGCTTCAGCGCGATTGTCAGCGCGCGCCACCGAGACTTTCATGTCCGGTGCGAACTTCTTGAAGTCGTCGGCCCAGGTGGTCTTCAGCAGCGAGCGCGGGGCCAGCACGAGGGCACACCCGGCTCTCTTCTTCCTTCGCCGCTCCGCGAACACCATGATGCGCACGAAGGTCTTGCCAGTGCCTGGGTCGCTGCAGTCGAAGACGATCGGCGTCTTGTTCGAGTGCTTGATCGAGACTTCCTGGTGGGCCATCGCCTTGATGGCCTGGGCTTTGGCTCGGGACTTGATCATCGCGTGGAGAGGTAGAAGAAAGGGATCTCGTTCTGTTCGACCCAGCGCCAGGCCCGCCACTTGGCGAGCCACAACCAGCGGCTGGTGAACGACTCGAGTACGTAGCCGTCGTTGGCATGCACGTTGACCGTACGCATCATGGCTCCTTATCCACCGGGCAATGCCAGCGGCGGTTGTACTTGATGCAGCCCTTGTAGCGTGCTTCGATGCGCTCGGCCTTCGCCGGCGGCAAGGACGTGGTCCAGAGCAGAGCGGCGAGCCAGATGAAGAGCACGAAGCTCGCGCCGAAGAGCACCTTGTTCATGTCGTCAGCCTTTGAAGCGTGAAGTCAGCAGCATTGCGTTGGCAGACGCGACACGTGACTTTGCTGCCGTCGCTCGTGAACCGCGTCGCTGTCGAGAGCCATGCACCGCACCATGTCGCCGTGAAGTTGCTCGGATAGAGCACGTTGCGCGGGTTGCGCATGTGAACCTTCTTGGCAAGCTGTTTCTGCTTGCGCGTATGTGCCTTCATTTCTTCTCACCTTTGAGCCGCACGTATACGTCGGCTGCCTTCTGTCGTTCCTTGCACACCAGGCAAGAGATGAACTGCGGCATGCGCGTGATGCGTTTGCTCTCCGAGCCACAGTAGGCGTTGTATGGGCCTGGATAGGGTGCGTAGTGCAGCGGCGCCGACTCAGCGCTTGACGCCGACTTCGCAGTGGCCGGTGCCCCAGGGCCCGTACATGCACCACTGGCAGGAGAAGACGTTGGGGTTGGGCGGGAAGTCATTGCAGCTCGTCATCGCCATTCCGCGACGGTGAAAGTTGTCCTTGAAGCGCAGGCCTTGCGAGCGGGTGAAGGTCCTGGATGTCACCTCGTTCGCGTCGAGGTACCAGAGTTCACACGTGACCTCTTCCAGCTCGGGGTAGCGCAGGAAAGCATTCAGCTGGTACAGCTGCATCTGCTCGCCGTGCTTGACCTCGTTGCCGAATTTCTTGCCCGTCTTGTAGTCGATGACGATGGCGTGCGTCTTGTCGACAAACACGATCGCATCGAGCTTCGAGCGGTGCCAGGCGGTCTTCCAGTCCGTGGGGTTCCAGCCTTGGTCGACACCCCACTCGCCTTCGAGGGAGACCATGCCTTCTTCGTAGAGCACGCGCAGGAGGTCGAGCTGCGGGCCGAAGTGCTTCTCGGCCTCGACGCAGAGCGAGTCGGTCAGGCCCTTGACGTAAGCCTCGCAGGCTTCGTGCACGCGTGTGCCGCGGTCGTTGGCGTGTTCGGTCTTTCCCGGCGGCAGTGGGCGTTGCGGCTCAGGGATGCGCTGGACGTGCATCAGCCACACACGGCGCTTGCACTTGTCGAACTCGGTGAGCTTGGAATGGGACCAGGACCGGATCGGTCCCTCGACACGTGCGTCCATGAGTGTGGCTTAATGGGTTGAGAGGCCGCGATCTTACATCGAAGTTAGATCGGACGGAAAATTTCGACGAGTCGGGTCTTGCCGTTGTAGAAGAGCCAGTCGCCCTCCTGGATGATCGTCTGTCCACGGTCCGGCGTAATCACGAAGTAGCGGTCCAGGTTGATGTCACCACCCATCGTGCTTTCGTAGTCCTGATGGATGAAGCTGGGCTGCAGCGGCCCTTTGACAAAGCGCATACCTTCACCAAGCAGTCGACGTCGCGCGAATTCTTCCTCCGTCAGCATGGCGCACCTTCCTCGTCGAACTCTTCATCCTCGAAGGTCTGATCGACCACCTCATCGCTGGTGAGGTGGTCGTACTCCTTCTCGAGCTGGGCATAAAGCCAATTTGCGAGGTCGCGGAACGCCTGCTTGACGTCGCCTGCGTCGGCCGTATCGGCGTCGAGGTACCCGACGTAGTCGTCGTGGTCCTCGAGCATCTCCACTTCGAACTGCATGCAGCCGGAGTGGCAGTAGTTGTGCCCTGAGCGACTGATCTCCACGGACAGTTTGCAGTCCGGGTAGCGCAAGCGCATGCGCACGGCCACGGTAACGAGCCGGCCGACGATCCCGTGTAGCTTTTCGTCTTGCGGCGCGTGTGCTTTGATGGCCTCGACCATGCCTTCCTTCGGGCTCCAAGAGCCCGTAAAGGAGGCACCGTCGTCCTGGCTCCAGAAGCCGGAGAACGATATCGCTTGCTTGTCGGTGACGAGACCGATCAGTCCGGCGATGACGAGGAAGTCTTCGTAGACGCACTCGTACCAGTCGTCCATCTGTACTTCCCAGTCACGCCTTTCGCCGCGGAGCTTTTCCTTGATCGGTTCGGGCAGTTCGCTGAACTTCATGATCGGGGCGAGGGCAGTAGGCACAACGGGTGAAGTAGCGCCCATACTGCCGGCCGCAGCCTGGGCACTCCCATGTAGGGCCGGGTGGGCGCTGCGGCTTCATCAGTTGTCGAAGGCGAACATTAGCCGCCAGTCTTCTTCGGGTGTGTAATCCTCGCCGATCTCGTCATCGACAAACATCCGCAGCACGTCTTGGCGAACACGCTCGCCCTTCAGGCGGCTCGCAATGATCTGCGGGCCGTAGTGCTTCTCCATCACCGGCCGCAGCTCGGCCATGCTGAGCCACGAGTGGCTGTGCAGATCCGGGTTGTCTTCACTCAACTCCATGAGCGTGAGGTCCGATGCATCGTCGGGCAGGCCCTTGGACTGGTAGCCGAACTCCGAGCCGTCGCCGCGCACACCGCAGAGGTCGTTGAAGAAGTCGTAGTGGCGCTGCTTGATGACGAAGCCGGCAAGGCCCATGACGCTCTCGGTCTTTATGTTCGCCAACAGCGACGCCTTGAAGTACCTGTAGCTTCGCACGCCGACCCAGCGATCGCGTTTCTTGTCCTTGCGCTCCAGGACGATGTGGATGTCGCATCCCATGTTCAGTTTCCTTTCAGTCGGGAGAGGGCCAGCGCAACCTCAAAGGGCACTGGTCCGATGTCTTCATGGTCGTCGTCAGTTGCGTCGCACACCAACCACCACTCACCTACTTCGTCCAACAGCGCCGAGCGGTTGGCGCCTTTGTGGTGAAACACTGAGCAGACGAAGTTCTTGTTCGCGGCGAGGATGTATCCAACCCACCGTTTGCCGCGGTGATAGACGTCGGCGTGCTTTACAACTCGATCTTCACCGTCTCGCCCCATGGCCCCACCACGTTGCTGATGGCACACCAGAGCACCGGATAGTCGGGCTCGTGCTGCGGGAAGTCGCCGTACATGTCGGTCAAATAGACCAGGCACGCCGGCTTGATGCCGTGCTTGGCGAGCCAGTCGAACGGCGGCTTGAAGCTCGTGCCGCCACCACCCTTGCTGACCAGCTTGAACTCGTCGTGCTGCTCGAACTCGGCTACGTGGTTGACGCGAGCGTCACATGAAATGTGGATGGTCTTCTTGGGCAGCACGCTGTCGCGGATCGCGCCGATCTCGGACGAGAACGCCTTCAGCGTCTCATTGTCGATCGAGCCCGAGTCGTCAGTCACAACCACGATCGTGCCGAGGTGCTCGCTGTACAGGCTGGGCAGGTACATGCCGGCGGCGAGGTAGCGGCGGTTCGGGCGGTGCCAGTTGTACTCGTCTTTGGCGCGCTCGGTGATGAAGCGGCGCAACTTGTCACGCCAGTCCACCTTCGGTGCCGTCATCTCCTCGACAAAGCGCTGCAGACTGCCGGGCAGCTTGCCCTGTTGCTTGGCGGCATTCGCGGCCTGGATGGTTGCCACCTTCCAGTCGTTCTGCTGCATCGCCTTGTCGGCCGGATCCTGCTTGCCGTCGAGGATGTCGCACAGCGGCTGGTTGCCGCCCTGGGAATTGCCCTTGCCGGAGCCCGAGCCCGAGCCTCCACGTTGCGGCGGCTGCTTGGGCAGCTGGTTGTAGATCTGGTCCGCGCTCATGCCCTTGTAGGCGGCGTTCCAGAGCCAACCCTCGCCGAGCTGGAAGCCGGCGTCCTTGAGCATGTCGTTGATGACGTAATCGCCGGCCATGTTCCAGCCGGTCGGGTCGCGATGCCCACGGCGGCCGATGTGGTCGAACACGCAGTGGCCGACCTCGTGCGCAAGCGCGGACTTCACCAGCGGCAGGTCCAGCTCCTTGATGAAGCCCTCGCTGTAGTAGATGTGCTCGCCATCGACTGCCAGCGTCGGGCGCATGCCGCGGGCCTTCTGCATGGCTTCCATTTCAGGCGGCATCTGCACGAGCTTGAGCCGCAGCGCCAGCGTGCCGAAGAACGGCTGGTCGATGATCAGCGTGGCGCGGGCCTTGGTGAGCTTCTTGAGGACTTCGGGATCGGGGGTCGGAGTGGTCATGGTGTTGCTTCTTTCAGGGTTTCCAGAGCGACGACATGACGTAGTCGCAAAGGCGGAGGTAGTGTTCGGTGTCGTGATAGCCCAAGGCGACCATGAGCTTTTGAAATTCACGAGGTTCACGGCGCGTGGCTTGCGCCAGCGCATGTAACGCTTCAGCGAGACCACGAAGATCACCGATCTCGAACAGCTTCATCACATCGGGTGGGATGTTCATGCTTTAAGCCTTTGCCGCATCACTTCCTGCACCAGCTTCACCGCGAAGGGCAGGCCAGCTTCGGATTGTCGTTCGATATGAGCGATGAAACGATCACGAAAACGTGCATCGCCACTGGCGAACACGACGAAGTTCCTTTTGTATTCGTGCTGTTCGAGTGCCATGGCGCGCAGCGTGTCGTAGTACAGCCGCTGCTTCTCGTCCATGGTGCCTTTGGCGAAGTGCATGGTTATCTCGTGAGGCAATAAGGCATTAGCGCTACCGTAAGGCGCTCTAGAAACGTTGGATCGTTCTTGCATCGATTCTCGATCACAGCATCGCCCTGATTGTTCATCCACTCGTCGTAGACCTCGGGGTAGTGCTCTTTCATCATTTTCGAGCCCCATCCGATGAGTGCACCACGCGGGATTGTTGGGTGGTCCCAAATGCGGATGTTGATCGGACGATACGGCCTATCAGTCGTGTTGGTCAGTTGCGTGCGGAAGTACAGTTCCATCACGTCATCCTCTGCTTCACCAGCTCGGCGATCAGCTGCTCACGGAACTCGGGGTCGTTCTTGTACAGGTCCTCGAGCTTGCCATCGCCGATGAGAGGCCAGTCTCCATCGACCCACACTTTGTGGATCATGCCGATTGCTCTGAGAGCTTCATGCAATGCGCCCCTGGGTTCGTAGGTACAGAAGCGCACGACAGTTCCTCCTGCACGCACAGCGACGTTTCGGTGGTTGGTGAACTTCAGTTCCATCACAGCAGCCTTTGCTTCACGATCTCGGCTTCGAGCAACTCTTTGACGTGCGGGTGTGCTCCAAGGAAGTACACCAGGCCGAGGTCGCCATGTTCATTTCGCCACGCTTCTAACAGCCCCTGGATGTTCTTTACCGATTACGTGTACGGCAGCTACCAACGGCGATCGCTGTGGACGCGTATGAAATCCGTTGAGCAGATGCAGCGGACCTGTTGTCTTCAGTTCCACCCCATCTTCGACAGGATGTCGCTCGCTGCCTTGGCCGTGTCCTCGCGCACGTCCGCTCGCGTTCGCAGGGCGTCGGGGCTCTTGACGAGCCCTTTGAGATCTCGAGCGAGCTGGTCGAGCTGCGGATCCTTCGTCAGGTTGAACGCCGGCAGCATGTCGATCAGCTCCTGCACGTTGCTCATCAGCGACTCGCGGATGACCGGCTTCTCGGCGCTGCAGCGGTCCCGTACGCGCAACACGATGTCCTTGGCCCGTGCGTAGGCCTCCTTCACGGCCTCGTGCTGGCGCAGCAGCACCATCTGCTCAATGTCGTGACGGATCTTCTCGGCGTCTTCTTCAGCGACCTCGACGCGGAAATCCTTGGCATCGGGCACTGGTGTGAAGGCGGTGGAGAAGGAGAACCGGTCGCGGATGTCGCTCACGAGCGGGTAGTCCGCCAGCTCGTACAGCGTGCCCAGGCGCTTGCGCGCGTCCTGCACCAGCTGCGGGTAGTCGCGCACGAATGTGTCGACCTCGCGATTGAACGCATCGCGGAACATGCGCATGTCCTGGGTGTACGCCAGGTAGAGCTTGGAGGGCAGCAGCCGGTCGCCGTTGTCGCCCCAGGGCAGGGTGACCTTGTAGTGGTGGTCTCGTGCGGCGCTGGCGACCTTCTGGACGGCCTCCAGGGCGGACTTGTCGATGAGGAGCTTGTTGAACCGGCCGGCGTCCTTGGCTGCGTGGTTCTTCTCGACCTCGTCCGTGACCTTGCGGTCGTGCTTGCGCGCGGTCCACTGGCTGATGTTGAGGTTCGCCAGCATTGCTTGGGTGTTCAGGGCCATCAGAATTCTCCTTTGAGTTGATTCAGTGCGATCTGCCGCAGCCACCATTCGGCGAATCCCAAAGCGAAGGGATCGTTGGCTTCAAGCTCTTTCTTGAATTGCCTCATGTCCTCGATCCACTCACTATAGTATGGGAAGTAGCGGTGCTTACCGATCCTCGTTTCTAGGTCGTTATGTACTCTTATCCAATTCTTTGAAAACAGCTGACCTTGCGCATGGTGTTGGCGATAGTCTTCGATGATCTCGTTCAGCACTTCAAGAGCTGCTTCACGAACGCTGCGTTCAGTCGTTTCCATGTTGCCTTCTTCGGATCGTCTGAGCGCGCGTAGCGCTGCATCTTGGTGATGGTGGCTTCGAGTTCGTCCTGGCTCAGCCGCGCCGCGGTTTTCGGGCTCATGGCATTGCCACCGGTGGCCTCGCATGCGCGGATGAAGGCCTCGTGCTTCGACGTGTGGATGCGCGAGATTTCGTCATGAATGAGCACGCGAGCTTCCAAGCCCGAGAAGTCCGACATCATGAAGCGAGTCGCGGTACGTTGATATGTAGCTTGCGTGCCGCTGTAGTTCAGCGTTCGCCCCGGAGCCTTAGCTCGACGGCGCGGAGCCAGATCCGGTGCAACGTGCGCCGCCCCGGATCGTTTGCGGCCCTTCGGACGCGGCGGAGGAATGCTTGCCATTCGTCTAATGTCCTTGGTGCGAATTTCACGTACCAGTCGCCATACTCTCGCATCGCTGCTTGAGCGATGCAGCCTTGCATCACCGAGTCAATCTCAGCTTGCTGTACGTTGCCCACCATTGCGGATGATCCCTCTGCAACTTACTCATCACCTGCCGAGGAGTGCTACGTATGTGGCACGCCCAATCAGGCAACGCGTCGTATTCGCGCAGTGCGTTGTAGAGACAGAGTTGCTCGATCGTCTCGCGTTGCTTGGGCGGTTGGAATTGCTCGAAGTCGATAGCAAAGGTTCTTTGCAGCTCGCTCGTCAAGTCGCGCTCGTTCAGCTCTCGGCCTACTGATGAACGGTGCAGCGCTTCCGTGAGCGACACGCCTGAGCGACGAATGAGCAGGTTGAGGCTGTGCGCCAGATGCACGCTGTCCATCCAGAACACTTCGAGCCGCTGGTTGTCCTTGGTGGTCCAGATAGCGCTTTGGCGTTTCATGACTTCAGCCTCGCTTTCACCAGCTCGGCCTTGTACTGTTCGACGATTGCCTTGGCTGCTTCATCGCCGCGGATTGCACGGTACATCGCACCGCGCGGTGTCATCTCGTTCTTGAAGGGCGTGCCCTTGCGCACGCGCTCCCAGATGCGGAAATTGGCCGAGCCCATCTCGTCGACGGCCTTCATGAAGTTCCAACTGCTCACGATTTCAGCCTCTCCAACACCACACGCCGTGCGTGCTCTTCCCACACGTGCTGCATGACCTCTGCAGCACGTTTGTTGCCATTGGCTGCATCGCGAGCACATGCACGAAGGCCGCGCATACGCTTGCCGTAGTTGCGCGTGTGCTCAGGCCAAAGAGCCTCCCAGACCATTAGATCTGGGAGGCTCGGTGCGGACTTGGGGATGCGGCTCATGACTTCAGCCTTGCTTCGATAAGTAGCGGTACCATGCGTTCAGCGACTTCAAAAGCAACGACATTGCGTTCTTGCAGGAAGTGATACCACTGACCTACGTTCTCGTACGGATGATGGTCGATGCGGTACCACGCGTCGTAGACGTCGGAAAGCGGTGCAGACTTGATAGTCCGCACCAGCTCGTCTTCTGTCACATCAGCACGTCGCTGTGCGCGATCGCCCACTTGGTGAACGCTTGTGTCTTGCTCACGTCGTCGCAGCGCTTGATGCTGTCGCGCACGAACACGACCTGGAACTCGGTCGGCAGCCGATCGTTGTACTGCATCAGCCGGTCGAAGTTATCCTTCGTGGCACGAATCGCCAGGCTCGTGGTGAGGGCGTAGAGCACGCTCGGTTGCTCGGGCACCGGCGCGCCCTTGGGGTTCACCAGGATCTCGTCGGGATTCGGCATGTCGCGGATCACCTTCAGGAAGGCGTAGAACTCCGCGGCCGCGCCTTCGCCGACCGTACCCTTGATGGTCTCCAGCTCTTCGTCGGCTGGCAGGCCTTCGCCGATGATCTCGTTGACGAACATCCAGCTGCGCGGGCTCGGGAACGCACGCGGGTTGTCCTGCGGGCGGAAGTCGTGCAGCAGGTTGCTTTTGAAGCGGATGAACGCCAGCACCTCGGCCTTGATGTCGTGCTTGAGCGCCCACTGGCACCAGTCGTCGAGGTTGACCTCGTAGTCCAGGTGCACCAGGCGGTTGCTCAGCGCAGCCGGCATGGCATGCACAACCGACCTGTCCGAGGAGCGGTTGCCGGCAGCGACGATCGACCAGCCATCGGGCAGCTTGTAGTCGCCGATCGCGCGGTTGAGCATGAGCTGGTAGGAAGCCGCCTGGACAGCACGCTCGGCGGACGTGAGTTCGTCGAGGAAGAGAATGCCCTTGCTCGTGTTGGGCACCATCTTGCTGCCCTTCTTGACGTACATCGGCGGCAGGAAGTCGGGCGGGTACCAGCTCATCTGCTTGGTCTCGTGGTCCGGCACCGGGAAGCCCTTGAGGTCGACCGGATCGAGCAGGTTCAGGCGCACGTCGCGCAGCTCCATGTCGTGCTGTTGCGCGACCTGGGCGATCACGTCGGACTTGCCGACACCGGGCGGACCCCAGATGAAGCACGGGCGCTGCTTCTTCGTGAGCAGCGAGACGGTACGGGCAATCGAAGAGGGACGCATCGGAGTGTTCCTTGATAGATCGAAGTTAGATTAATGACCTCAGTTCTGGCCCGGTAGTCCAGATATCGCGCTGAGGAGCCTACGGGCGCACTGCGCCAATGATCTGAGCGTCAGGAAGACAAGTGCCTTGGCTGGCTCTTCCTACAACGACACTCAGCGCACCAAGGCAACTGAAGTTGGGCCGCGAGAAGACGGGGGACAAATCCGCATAGTCCTGTGGGTGCCTAAAGTGAGTTGCGACTCGCGGCCCAACACTGAAGGTGGCGAACCTGGCCTGTTAGGAAGTACCGGCGGCCACTCGGCCTATCCCCAGCACCACCAGTTCTTTCAAGCATCGCCGTGGGGTTGAGCGCCCTTGCTACGCCCAAGGGAGCGGTCCACCACCTTCAGTGTTGGGCCAGTCGTACCTGATGAATCCCACGCACGGTGGACGAAGCCGCATAGTCCGATTCGCGAATCACTGCTTTGTGGAGTCGCAGGTACGTTGGCCCAACAAGGGAGCAGCCTCACGGGCTTGGTTTGCCCACCGCCCACTCCGACGTAAAACGGTGGGCATAGAACGCGAAGCTGCTCGCTTGTTGGGTCAGGATTTCATGCGTGTGGCGATCTCTTGTGTGATGGCTTCGCTGCGCACCTTGCTTGCGTTGGTCTTTGCCAGGATGCGCAGCGTGACAGCGACGTAGAACTCGAGGCCTTCCATGGCGGTCAGAACTTCTGCTGCATTTGAAGACTGAGGGACCACTGCATCGACTTCTGCACGCAACACCGCGAGGTTCGCCATCACCTTCTCGGTGAGGTCTTTGACACAGGCTTTGGCGCTCATATCTTGAGGAGTTTGTGTGCGAGGTTACCGCGGGCCATGTCGATGAGGCCTTTGAGGCTCTGCTGGTGGAACGTGCTGACTGGGACGCCTGCGGTTACACACAGCTTGATCGCATCCGTGTTCTTGAGCTGATCGTGTCGCGTGTAGTGCGCATCGATGAAGTCCAACCAGCCCAGCGTACGTGGGATGTATTGACGTGCATCGAACGCTTCGTGCAAGCGAGTGAGCGCAGTGGTGCTGGCTTCGTTGTTCATGCAGTGATGCGGTTCTTGATGATCTCCGCGAGCCCTTGCTTGGCCTGGCCGAGCAGCATCGTGGCCTGGATGATGTCGAGGGTAACGAACATGCCGACTGCGCGCGTGGGGCGGCGGTGCACGACGCCAACCAGGTCCGCCAAGCACTCGTAGTCCTCGGGGCTCAGCGTGATCTTGCCGTAGCGCACGTTGTGGTCGATCAGCGCTCGGATCTGGTCGAGGAATTCCTTGTCGTGCCGTCGCATGCGAACCTCCGGGGCGGCGAGTTTACTTCGATTCGCCGTCTTTGAGGCGGTTCTTAATTCGATTGGAGACCGTGATTCGATAGTACGACACCGCGGCCAGGATCTCCTGAGCGTAGACTTTGTAAGACTTTCGCAAGGAAGCTAGTGCGAGCTTCTCCTCGCGGCACTCCAGTACAGCGGCGAACTGGCTGGGTGAAAGCGTGACCAGCTCGTAGTGCTTGTGCTCCTTGGCGAGCGCCTCGAGCTGGTCAAGCATCTCGTTGGTCATGGCTTCAGATGTTGCCCAGGCATGACGGGTCCGCCTCGATCGCCGGCCGGTCGAAGAACTCGAGCTTGAGGATCTCGCGACCACGGCGCGTGGTCTTGAGGATGCCGAGGAAGTCGGGATGGTCGCCGAACGAGTTCCAGCACGCCGATGCGTTGAGACGGCAGTGGCCGTGCACCGTGGCGTCCTGGCCGGCGGCGAAGACAGGGCTGTAGCTGATGGCAGCGCGGTTCTGGAGTTTGATCTCGTGAGCAAATTCATTCATGGTCTTGCACAGTGCCGCGGTGCAGACCTCGGTTGCTTTGTCGAGCATTCCAGGTGTGACAGGAATGCCGGCTTCATGCAACGTGGCGAGGATGAAAGTCTGGAGTTTGTTGTGGTTCATGTTTCGTCCGGTCCTACCTTGGTGAAGTAGATGTTGTTGAGGAGCTTATCGAGGTTGCGCTTGGCATCAGCGAGTTCTTTCTCGATGTCGGGCCAAGCGTCGGGCATTTGACTGCCACGCCAGCTATCAGCGACGAGAGCTTCGGCGTAGCGAGCGATGGCTTGTTCGAGTACAGCTCGCGTGGGGCGTGATCTGCTCATGTCTTGCCCCACTTCTGGACAGGGATACTGAACAGCTCAGCATGCAGAGGGATCTCGACGCAGCCGCACGGGTCGAGGATCGTCTCGTTCGTCGGACCGCCGAGAGCGAGCTGGCCGAGGCCGCGTTCAGTACCCCAGCGACGAATGCACGAGGCATCTGCGACGGTCACGATGCCGTTGTTAGCGCTGCGCACTCCGACAAAGACCCAGCCGGATTGCACGACGACGATGTGGGTAGGTGTTGCTGCCATTGCATTGAAACAGTTGCATTGATGATGAGCGCGCGGAAATCAGAAGGATCCGTACACAAGAGAATGTTGGGCGTGCCGTTGCCGTCGCCGTCGCCGTCGCCGCCGTAGCCGTAGCCGTCGCCGTCGTAGCCGTAGCCGTCGCCGTCGCCGCCGTAGCCGTAGCCGTCGCCGTCGCCGCCGTAGCCGTAGCCGTCGCCGCCGTAGCCGTAGCCGTCGCCGCCGTAGCCGCCGTTGCCGTTCTTAAGCTTGTTGATGCTCATACGCGGTTCCCATGCAGCCGGAGGACCGTGAGCGCTTCGAGCGCGGACGGGTAAGGGCCGAGCGGGCCGATGCGTTTGTCGTCAGCGCTCTGGTTACCGACGATGTACCAGCCACGCCAGCCATTGCGCCTCTGAGGGAACTCGAGGATAGCTTCGATGCCGTTGACCCACCAGCAGCGTTTGCTGTCTTCAGGCTCGTCTGGAAAGAGCCAATTGTTCTGGATCTTGTTGAGCTTTACTTGGCTGCAATGAGCTTGCGCTTCGCGCCGCCAGCTTTCGAAGTTGCGGGTGCGAACGTCTTGAGGTACGTGGTCCATTTGTCGGTGTCCTGCCACATGAGCTTGAGCCCATTCACCGTTGAGCCGTGCAGCCACACCTTGCCGATGTGGATGCGGTGGTGCTTGAGATACGTTGTGAATTTGTTAGGCGTGGAAGGGATGCCACCGACCGTGTACTCGAAGATGGTCCTGAGTTCGTCCCGGCTGATGTTGCATGCACCGGAGTTCCGGTCGGTCCGCGTAAGGAGGTCGTTCAGGACCTTTTTGTAGTCCTCGACCCGGTTTACTTCGAGCATATTGCTCCGATAAGCCTCGGACGTGGGCAGCTGGTCCATGAAGAATTCGAAGCGGCCCTCGAGCAGCGCGGATGCCACGGTGTCGGCGGACGACTCGGAGATTGCGATCATGTGGCTTCGGTCCTCACTCTCGAGCACGGACGACGCCTTGACCTCGTCGAGCTTGAAATACAGCAGGTAGTCGTGGAACGCCTGCAGCTCCTTGGCGAGGGTGTCCTCGAGCGTCTCCATCTCCTTCTGGGTGAGGATCTGCTTCAGGGGCATCGGCTGGTACTTGCCGACGTTGAACCGGCGGTCTTCCTTGTCGATGCTCACCGGGTCGGCCATGTTGCTGGCGAAGATCCAGTTCGTGTAGTTGCGCACCTCGGTAGCGTTCTGGTGCATGACGCGCAGGGCCACGGATTCCTCGGTAATGAAGTTCTTGAGCTTCGCCATCACACCGCGCTCATTGTTCAGGGCCTTGGTCTGCACTTCGTCGACGAAGACGATGAACGCGTTGCGCATGAAGCCGTTGTACTGCTCGTTGAACTCCTCCATGCGGCGGATCGCCGTCTGCTTGGTGCCCAGCAGCGGGCGCAGAATGAGGTTCATCAGCACGCCCTTGCCGGTGCCGTGCGTGCCATGGAGGACCCAGGCAGTCCGTGTGCGGTCGCGCTTCTGGAGGATGAAGGCCAGCCAGTTGATGAAGTGGTCGACCGTGGCTTGATCGCCGCCCAGCGCGTGGGTGATGACGCGCATGATCATCTTGGGAGGCGAGCCGACCTGTCGGGCGCGTGCCTTCATGTACGGGGTCAGCTCGAAGGTGTTGATCACCTTGGCCTGGAAATCGACGCGGACGTTGTCGTGCGGGTCGAAGACGAGATCCCACTCAGGGATGAAGTCACCGAGGGGCACGCCGTGCTGCTTGGCGAAATGGCGGACCTGCGTCTCGTTCTTGGCCTGGAACAGTTCGAGGGCGTCGGCGCCTTGGTCGTAGGTGCCACGCCAGTACGCACCGGTGGAACGGTCGCAGAACGCGAGGTAGGCGATGCCTTGGGATGAGACCTTGGCGGGTTGGGAGGTGAGCTGGTTCCAGTACTCGGGCAGCAGCTCCTTGGTGAGATAGACCGGCTCGCCCTTGAAGTTGAAGATGAAGTCCGGGTTGTTCTCGGGATGGTAGTAGGCCCAGGAGTCCCCGCCGTTGAGGTTGAAGTAGACGAAGCCGCGCTCGGTCTTCATCTCGGTGATCGTGCAGACGTCGGGCTTGACCATGACTTCCATCGAGCCGGACATCTTGAAGGAGATCTTCCTCTTCGGCAGTCCGTCCTTTTCGCGCAGTTCTTCGATCCTCTTCAAGGTGCGCTCTCGGTTCTTGGCCGTGGAGGCGATCGTGTCGGTCAATTTAAGGAAGTCACTCGATTTCCTGACCAGGGTGATCCGGGGCAACTTACCCATCGGGTCTTTGATCGGCGCCTTGAGGACGGGAGGCGCGATGTAGATCAGCTTGTCGTTCTGGCACGCGGAGATGTCCAGAGGCCAGGAGATCGCGTTGCCGGTCTTGGTCAGCCCCATGTTGTCGTGCAGGACGGGAACGCGGTGGTTGAGGTCGATCAACCACTGTTTCAACAAAGGTGCTGAGGTCGGCTTGTCCAACAACATGAAGACGTGGCAGCGAAGGTCCTTGGAGGTGATGCCGTGGGATGCGCTGTACTGGACGATGTAGGAGATGTCCTCCAGCCCGAGCAGCTTGACGAAGTCCTCGGGGGTCTTGACCGGCAGTCCGTCGACATCGAAGCAGACCCACTCGGTCGGTGCGGACGCATCCGTGGTGCCTGCCCGCGACTCTTTCACCAGGGCGCGGGACAGCAGACCTTTGAGGAGACAGTGGTTGCGCTGCGCGTGGTACTTCAACGCGGACTCGAATTGAGCCAGGGACTTGACCTCTTCCTCATGCGAGCTGACCTCGTACACGTGCGGGTATGGGGTCTTCTTGAGGGTGCCGTCCTGAGCCTTTTCGTAGATCTTGGTTAGAGGCACGGCAGCCTCCAGGAAGTGCAGCTTCATGTGCGTCGGGCGGTCAGTGAGGTGAGGAGCGCATTGTAGAGCCGCAGCGCCCGCTTCAGACAACGTAAGTCTGGAAGGTTTTTCTCTTCTAAGTTATTGATTTTATTACTCTTCCAATCTTCCATTCCAATCTTATAAAATTAAAACAAATAGAAGTACCTAGTAGTACATAGGTCCTATAAAAATAGAGCCTAAGAAGAAAGTACGATTGGAATGGAAGATCGTAAGGCGGTCCGTAGATCAGAAGGCAGCGAAAAAGGACGCAGACCAGAGGCCTGCGTCCCGTTCAAGCTCAGGTCATCGCCGCGACTTCGGGCAGCTGCCCACCGCGCTCGATGTACGAGTTCAACTCGTCACCGTGCTGCTTGGAGAACTGCGCGAGCCACGCGACGAGTTCAGCGTGCGCCGCCTTGATCAGCTGGATGTCACCAGCCGCTTCGAGCCGGTTGAAGCGTAGCAGGGTGCCGAGCGCCTTGTCACCAGCTTTCGAGAAGTTGCGAGCCAGGGTGCTCACCAGTTTGTAGCGGATCTGCACAGGCAGCGCGTCGAACGCTTCCTCGGCAGCCGCCGCGAGCGCATTGTCATCGTCCGGTGCGTCCAGCATCTTGACGACGTCGGAGATCTGGTCCTGCATGTCGATGAGTTCCAGCCGGTCGTCCTCGAACATCTTGACCTTGGCGGTCTTGAGTGCGTCGAAGTCGATCTGCACCGCCTTCGCGAGCGCACGCAGAGCCGGTTCGTTGATGTCCGGGGTGCGCGTGATCTGGAACGTCAGCGTCTCCTCGATCGTGAGCGGAACGTCGGACGGCAGCTGTGCAGCCTTCGCCAGTTCGCTGATCAGGAAGTGCCGCAACACGTTGAGGTGCTCAGCGACCTGGATGGACGGCATCTGCACACCGAGGCCCATGTCAGCCATGGCCTGCGCGTCCGCTTCACGCTCGCTGACCTGCGACAGCGCTTCGTTGAACTTGTCGATGGACTGCTCGGTGCCGTCGCGCGACGAGTTCTCGTACTGCGAGCTGCGGATGTGCGAGCGCACGTAGCCGATGACCGAGCTGTTGAGCGAGCCGATCATCATCTTGAGGACCTGCTTCTTGGGGATCAGCGGAAGGGAGCTGAAAGCTTGAGTGAACATGATGATTCCTTGAATGAACGAATGAACGAATGAGCGGATGAAGTTCGAGGGGTTGTGCTACGGACCTTGCGCCATGAATGCCTCCTGTCAGATGAAACCGAGCCGATGAAGCTCGACGAGGGATGCACCGAGTTCTTCCTCGATCAGAGCGATGACCTCGATCGGATCGACTTCGAATTCGGAGGCAACGGATTCAATCCATGCCTGGAACTCTTCGGTGCTGTCGTAACTGGTCTCCATGAGGTGCAGCATCGCTAGAACCTCCACGCCAGCAGGACGCCGATGATGATGCAGGCGCCCCAGTGGATGATGTGAACAAGTACGCGCTTCATTTCAGCTTGTGCTCCATGTTGAGCCAGCCGTGACGGTACGAACCGTTCACGTAGTAGCCGAATGCACGCCGACCCACGGTCAGGATGCACGACACAAAGAACGCGGAGATGGACGCAATCATGACCCCCGAGAACGTGCCCCAGTGGAGCACGGTCAGCAGCACGAACACGCAGAGATCAACTGCCAGCGGATGCGACAGCACCTTGATGCGATTGCGCCAGGACAACCTGCTGAAGATGATCAACAGGCCTGCCGCGACGAGCAGTGCCATTTCGATCATGCGATCACCTCCTGCTTCTTGAACCAGCCGCGGACCTGCGCGACCTTGTTCTCCGACCATTCCTTGGCGCGGATGACGTCGCGATCGATCTCACCCTTGGCGATGTAGTCAAACGCCATCGAGAACGACTTGACGCCGCAGTAGATGGCAAGCACGACGCCGACGATCCAGATCATCATCGCGAGAAACGCGCTGCCGGTGAGCATCACCGCACCGACCATCGCCATCGTGGTGATCTTGCCAATCGTCGCGCCGACAGCCATCGACGTGGCGAGCCCGATCGAGAACGCGACCATCGCTCGACGCTCGGTCGGAATGCCCAGCGCGTCCAGGTATTCGGACTGCGCCTGGTAGAACTTGTTGCGCTTCAACTCGACCGGATCGACGTCGATGATCTCGGGTTGACGAGCAGCTTGCTTGCGTGCACGAGTAGCCATGATGTATTTGCTCCAATGGATGAATGAACGAGTTCGTCCTTAGCTAATCAGTTAAGGACCACATCAACGGTTTGAGTCAGGTCCGAGGTGTTTTCGGACCTGACACTGGGCGAGAAACGAACGTTGGGTAGCCGAGCGCAGCCCAGAACAGCGCCTCGTGAAACGGCGCCAACCATGCACGCGAAGTGCCTGGCCTCACGACGATGAAGCGCTTCATTGCAGCGCGCTCCACTCGTTGAACGACTTGACCTTGATGCAGCGCTGACCCGCCGCGGCGATCGCACGCTGCTGCGCGAGATAGTCTCGGTACATTTGGTGCAATGCACCGTCTTGCCCGCGCGCCTGAGTTGCCCCGATGTTGGTACTGGGCCGTACCACATCCGCCTTGCCCGGCGCCGCAACTAAGCGCGCGATCTCACGCTCCAGATAGTCGCAATGGATGCGCAGCTTGGCGTTCTCATCGATGAGCTGCGCCTTGGTCATATGCGCGCTCATGCGAACACCTTGACGATAGGACGAGACAGAACGTAGCCGCTGATACAGCAAGCGATGATGACGAGCAGCATATGGATCTCCAGGTGATGAACAAGAACACCTGGGCAGATCGAGTTCGACGCGCGGTGTTTGCGCGTCGAACAACCCGTGGGTGAGAGCCTGGAGTCCCTTCCTCTCCACCCGTGAAACCGAATCCGAAGTGGGGTACGGCTTCGCGGGGACGGGGGAGAGGAGACTCACACCGCCGTATCTGTGAAATTTTTCAAGGCCGCCCGCCGCATCGCCGTATCTGTGAAATTTTTCAAGGTGCCGCCCCGTCTCGAAGAACGGGATCTCTGAAAAATTTTTAGAAAATTTCCAGGCGACCTCCCTTCCAAACTTCCAATTCGACTTCGTTTTAGATCTAAGATACACTCGCGGCCATGTCCGCGACCGCTCGTCCTCCGATCAAGCGCCCACGCCCTGCCGAACATTCGCAGCAGGGCCCGCAGCGCACGGCCGAACTCACCCGGTTTTCCGCCAACCAGAACCGCCCGCTGACGCAGATGCAGAAACTGGCGATCAAGTACCTGGCTGAAGGCGAGTCCGTGGTCTCGGCAGCCCTGCGTGCGGGCTACAACGACAAGGGCACGGCGGTGTACGCGCTGATCAAGCGCCCCGAGGTGCGGGCGATGTTGGACGCGGAGAAGGCCAAGTACGAGGAAGCGGCCGGCATGACCCGCAAGAAGGTCATGGACGGACTGCTGGAGGCGGTGGAGATGGCGAAACTGCTTGCCGAGCCCGCCTCCATGATCGCCGGCTGGCGCGAGATCGGGAAGATGTGCGGCTACTACGAGCCGGTGCAGAAGCGCGTGGACATCACCGTCAATGGCAGCGTGGTGCTGGACCGCATGAACAAGCTGAGCGACGCAGAACTCCTGCGCCTCATCCAACAGGAGATCCGCGATGAGTCAACCGAGCTGGAGGGACCTGGAGAGCCCGAGGAATCTGACGAATGACGAAAAAGTCCTCGCCACGCAGCTCCGGCTCCAAGGCAAAGACCCCGGCCAAGTCGCCGGCATCCTCTGGGCGAAGCGCACCGGGTACGACCAAATCCCGACCCAGCGTCGCACCAAAGGCCGCTGAATGCCCGCCTTCGACCCCCACGCCCCGTTCGTCGCGGAAGACGGCCTCGAGTACGACAGCTTCGCGCACTGGCTCAAAGGCATCCCGGTCCACTGCGCCCGCAACCAAGCGATCCGCATCCAGGAAGAAGTCGTCTACGAAGGTCGCGATGAGCGCTGGCGCGCCTACGTCCGCCGGCAGTACGTCGGCAGGGACCGTTGGGGCACCCCCGGCACCTACCCTGTCCCCCAGCTCCTCGACCACCACTTCCCCCCAGGACCCGAAGCTGGCGGCCCTGCAGAAGGAGCTGGCCGAGCGGGTGCTGGCCCGGCGCCGACTGCTGCCGTTCATCAAGCGGCTGAACCCGAAGTACCTTGACGGCTGGGTCCACCAGGACATCTGCCGGCGCCTGGAGCGCTTCTCGGACGAAGTTGCCAAAGGCAACTCTCCCAGGCTCATGCTGCTGATGCCTCCGCGGCACGGGAAGTCCGAGATCGCCTCGAAGAACTTCCCCGCCTGGCACCTGGGGCGGCACCCGGACCACGAGTTCATCGCCTGCTCGTACAACCTGTCCCTGGCGATGGGCTTCAGCCGCAAGGTGAAGCAGATCATCGACGACCCGTCCTACCAGACGGTGTTCGCCGACACCCGGATCGACCCGAACAACGGGTCCACCGAGGAGTGGGGGATCCACAACCGCCGGGGCGGCTACGTCGCGGCCGGTATCGGCGGCCCAATCACCGGCAAGGGCGCGCACGTCCTGGTGATCGACGATCCGGTGAAGAACGCCGAGGAGG